GTAGAGTTATTGAGGTTCAAGCGTTTGAACAGACACAAAATAAAGATGGTTCACTTAGTTTAAGGTTTCCTGTTTATATTAGACTTAGGGAAGAAGGTAAAGATGTAAGTTATGATTAAATGTGTATATGTTCATAAATTAGATAATATACCATTTTATATAGGTTATGGTTCAAAAGAACGAGCATATAATTTATATTCTAGGAAAAGACGATGGCTAGAATACGTAAAAGATAGGCGAAAAGATGTACAAATAGAAATAATAAAATGGTTTAATACAGCAGAAGAGGCTAAATCTTATGAAATATATTTACAAAAAGAACTACGAAAACAAGGTTATCCAATAGTAGGCTTGATTGGTAATTATCACGACAAAGAACAAGATACATTACAAACAGCTAAAACTAGAGGTAGACATTTAACAGACGAACAAAAGAAACATGTAAGCGATGGTGTAAAGAAAGGAATGTCCAAACCAGAAGTAAAAGCTAAATTAGGTAAACATTGTTTAGGTAAACCACTTAGTGAAGAACGTAAGAGAAAAATAAGTGAAGGTATGAAACGATACAAAGAAATGGAAAGGAGACTTAAAAATGAATAATGGAACTACAGGTAAAACTATGTTCTATCAAACGAGAGGATTTAATTATGGATGGATTTGTCCAATATGTGGCCGAGTATATAGTCCTACTCAACCAGAATGTTATAACTGCAATAAAATTGAAAATTCTACTACCTTTACATCTACTACGATAGCTATGAGTGATTATGAAAAAGCTGTAAGAGAACAATATGGAGGTGAAATTAGTTTTGGAAAACATAGTGAAACCGAACGAGGAAAAATTGAAGGCGATAACTAAATATTTTGGTGTAGAAACTGAAATTATGAAGTTAAATGAAGAAGTTGGAGAATTGGCAAACGCTTGTTATACAAAGAAAAAAGAAGATGTAGAAGATGAATGCGCTGATGTATTAGTTGTATTATCTCAACTTATGCTATATTATAATTGCGATTTGTCAAAAATTCAAGATATTTATAATAAGAAGATAAGTAGAACACTTGAAAGAATTGCTATGAACTGGTATGAAAAACACAGATAGGAGGTCAATATGAATAAAGAGGAATTACTTAAAAAGTTAAAAGCTTTATCGGAAGATGAACGTGGTAATGAAAATGAAAGAAAAAGAGCAGAGGAACGATTAAATAAATTATTGATAAAATATAATATTAACCCCGAAAGTATAAATACGGAGAAACTGGTTCGACGTGATTTATATTATAAAGATGAAATGGAAAGTAATTTATTACATCAAGTCATTTACAAAATATGTGGAAATAGACAAATTTATCGTCAAATGCGAAAAAGAAATTGGATTTGGTGTGATATGACAGATGCTGAATTTATCCAATTTGAAATGGAATATCCTACATATAAAGCTGCTTGGCATAAAGAATTAGATATTTTTTATTTAGCATTTGTACAGAAAAACAGAATATTTCCGCCAGAAACATTAGTACCACCAAAAGCTGTTCCATCAAAATATAGTAGAGCTGATAGAATTAGAGCTGCTATGATGGCAGAAGGAATAGAATTTACAAAGATAAGGAGGCAATTAAATGAGCAGAATTAACAAAGATGTTTATTATTTAGATATTGCAGAAGTGGTATTAACTAGAAGTACTTGTATGAATAAACATTGGGGAGCAGTTCTAGTTAAAGATGACCAAATATTATCTACTGGTTTTAATGGGGCACCAAGAGGTTGTACAGATTGTTATGAAAATGGATTTTGTAGACTTTATGAATATCGTAAAAAGAATAATCTTGGCCGAGGTGAAGGTTATGAACAATGTATAGCTGTACATGCAGAAATGAATGCTATATTATTTGCTAATGGAGAAACTAAAGGTTCTACATTATATTTAGTTGGTAAAGAATGTATGGATTTAGATGGTAATTGGAATTATGTACCTAATCCAAATCCTTGTCATATTTGTAAAAAATTGATAGTAAATTCTGGAATAGATAAAATAGTATGTAGAGTAAAACAATTCCAAATACTAGAAATTAACCCAAAAGAATGGACAGATAATATGTTGATAGGAGGTTATTAAAATGACAGTAATAGAAAACGAATTTTATCAAACTATGATTAAAGAAATGAAAAAGTTAAATGAAAATTTAAGTGAAATCAATGAAACTTTAAAAGTTTTAGCTGTTCAAGTTCACGAAAACGGAGGTAAAGAATAATGGAAGAAAAAAGAAAATGTATTGAAATTTATATCACTAAAAAAGAAGGTTGTACTGAAGAAACTGTAGAGTTTAAAAACGTGATAAAAGATACACCTGAAAATGCAGAATGGTTTAGAAGTGCTAGTGATATAATGAAACAAGTAGCGTATGTATTATATAAGATACACGAAAAAAATATTGAAGAAAGTGAGGTGACTTATAGTGACGGAGAGGGAGAAGATGGCGAGCAAGAAATTACAGTTAATTGCGAAGGAAATAAAGAATAATCTACCAGAAGGTATGGGCTTCACATTATTAGCATACGAATTTGGAGATGCTAATGATAGAAAAATGTTGTATGTATCCAACTCAAGTAGAGAAGACGTTTCCAAAGCAATGTTAGAATTTGCTATGAAAATGAAGGAGGATACTTATGGGAAAGATGTTGAGTAGAGAAGATTATAGACGTATCAAAGGTTATAGTAAAGAAGAAATGACTAGATGGTTGGATTATCACGAAAATATGTTATATAATCTTATTAGAAAAGATTTTGAAAAAGCGTATCAAGACGAAATTGAAAACTCAGTATCCAATTTTTTAATAGCGATTTGGTATACTTTACATTATAACGAAGATGTACATTTAACACACGATGAATTAGCGTCATTTATGGACGATTTATATGTAAGTGTTGATTTGTTTAGAAAAGGAGAATATAAACCAGATGACTATAAACAACAAATGGAGGAAGATGGTATTAAATTTACTCCTTGTGATTATTCAAAAATCTTCCGTGAAAAAGAAGGTAAATATCAAAAAGCAAATCAAAACGCAAAAGAATTTATAAATATACTTTTAGAAAGAGCTATGGAACCTAACGTTTCCAAAGAAGAATTAAAAATACTATTAGACAGATTGGAGGTAAAAGAATAATGTGGACGATAATCTTGATTTTATTCGTTGTGTTATTAACTACACAGATTATATTAAACTTAACAAAAATTTGGGATTATATAGAGATGATAAGAACAGCGAAAAAGACAGCCAAAATTATGAACGATTCGTTAGAGGAAACTTTGAAAGGAGTTAAAGAAGATGGTATATAAATTATGTTACGTTGACCCTGATGAACCAAAAGCATATTTTACAAGTGATTGGGAACATCAATGGGGAGATGATTGGAACGATAGACCTTATGAACATAATGCAGGTACACCATACGATGAATGGTATGATACAGAACATCAACCACACCAAATTCAATTAAAAGAAGTATTTTTTGAATTGCCTTGGGGTTGGGAAATGCCTTGCAGTAATGTAGATAATTCAAGATATTCCGTAGAAGATATAAATAATCACAGAGTACCTTGGATTACAAAAGATAATAATTATATTTTTGCCGGTGTTTCATACACTAATTTTGTAAAACAAATTGAAGAATGGGGTGGAACAATTTACACTCCAAAAAAGAAAGGAGCTAGATAATATGTCAAATTTTGTACATGTTAAGCCTTATGAAGGGCCATTACCTCAAAGAGGTACACAATTTTCTGCAGGTTATGATTTAACTGCAGCAGAAGATGTAGTTATTCCAGCGCATGGACATGCGTTAGTAAAAACAGGAATTACTTGTTCAATGGAAGAAAATGAATATCTTGCAATAGTTCCAAGAAGTGGACTCGCATTAAAACAAGGTATCACTGTTTTAAACACACCTGGAACAATCGATGCTGATTATTTTCCAAATGAAATTGGAGTAATTCTTTATAACACTAATGATTGGGACTTTGAAGTTAGTATTGGAGATAGAATTGCGCAAGCTATTTTATGTGAATACAAAACTATGGGACTAGATTTAGTTAAAAATAGAGAAAGACAAGGTGGATTTGGTTCTACTGGAGTTTGAATGTGGTTTGAAGAACCTGTGAGTATGACAGCCATTGAGAAAGCAGGTAATTATGAAAGTAAAAAATGTTAATTTAAAATATATGGCATTTAGATATGATTGGAATAGTCATAAATTAGTATTTACCAATGTTCTTCCATCAGCAGAAGAAATAGCTAAAAAGATTAAAAAAGGTAGAAAAGACAATTGGAAACCAGTTTATAATTATGAAACATTTAAAGAATGGTTAAAAGGTGAATTGATGTATCATTATTGGAGTAAAGCTGAACACGAAGTTATTATAGCTGATTTGTTTGATAATAAAGACGAAGCTAAATGGGCTAAACACGATATTTGGTGGCAATTAGAACCTAACTTAGATGTTATATGTAAATATATTATAAATGAAATGAAAATAGTTTTTGAGGAGGAACCTTATGAAGTGGTGGAATAAACCAGTTACTTGGGGAATATTAGTTAAATTTATGATTACATTAAATTTGGTAGCGCTAGCGATATGCTGGCGTTTTGCCTATATTGGCGATATTATAGATAAAGAGGAACAAGAATACTATCAATATTTGGAAGAACGCGTAGAACTTCAACAAGAAATTATAGAATTGTACCATAAAATATACAGATAGGTTTACTTTGTTTTCAATTTATTATATAATAAATAATATAAATTTATTTTAAATTTATAGGAAAGGAGAGGGAAAATGAACAATCAAAGATGTTTAAGTATCGTACATTCTATTAGAGATTATTTATACGCTATTAACACAGAATTACTTAGTGATTATCAAGATGGCAAATATTTAATGTCAAAATTAGAACCAATTATTCACGATGCTAATGTTTTAAAGAATGAATTTGAGTATCTCCAAAAAGAACAAAATATGAAGAAAGGAGAGTAATATGGATTTTAAAAACATAAACCCTAACGTTAATTTTGAAAAAAGTCCTAATAGTGATGATTTTATTGCTAGTATAACACATCAATTATATACACAAATAGTACAAGAAGAAGACGAACACACTATGAATATAATAGAAGAATATGTTAAAACTAAACAACATCAAGGTGAGTGTATAGCTGCAAAAATAATACCAGAAGGTAAATTACGACATATCATAAATTTAGGACTAACAAGATATGCTGCTCAGGAACATATAAATCTAAAACCTGGTGATATGTTTCCACAAGAACAGTATATTGAATACTTAAGACGTGAATTACAATTAGCTAGTGAAAAAATTAGTAAATTACAAGAGCGAAATGAATATCTTACAAAATTAAGCGGTTTAATAAGTGAAGAAACCAATATAGGAGGAATTGAAAGTGAGGAAATTTGACGAAATATTACAAGACAGAAGAGTATTAAAAGTTTATAAAAATGTAGAAACAGACACCGTATCAAAATTAAAATTAGAAGTTAGGTCTAATAAAGCTAGTGATAAATGCTTAGTATCTATCACAAGAATAAAAGGATGGGAACATTTAAGTGTTTCTCATAAAAATAAAATACCATCTTGGGAATGTATGCAAGAAATGAAAGAATTATTTTTCTACGACGATGAAGAATGTTTCCAATTACACCCAAAAGCAGATAATTATATAAACAATAATGAATATACATTACATATATGGAGACCAGTTGATGGAAATTTCCCTATACCACCATCTATTTTAGTTGGTTTCCGACCAAACCATATTGAAGAAGATATGGAAGCAGCAAAGAAATTGCATGAAGATATAGGTATGCCATTAACAGATGAAGAATTACGCTGGTTATACATGTCAGCTACACCAAAAGGACAAAAAGAATTAGAAGCAGAAATACAAAATAATCCAGAAATGCTATTAAAATTAGCGGCGAAAATGGGGATAATATAGGAGGTACTAATTATGATAACTAAACCACCAGAAAATAAGTACGAAAAACAAATATATAATATTTGTAATGATATTCCAAAATTACCAGAAGGAGAAAAAGCAATTATATATGATTTTGCAACAAAATTTATACCAGATAAATGCATAATTGATTTTGAGGAGATAAATTTGGAGAAATACATTGATAATATAATAATTATATATAATAAACATAAAAGTTCTCCTATAATGAACCTGGTAAACATGTTCATAAACAAATTTCATTTTGAAATAAAAGAAGATAAAAACAATATTTAGGAGGTAATAATGGTACAGATTAAAGTATTACAATCAAACAATGATATTGGACTAGAAAGTTTAGTTAATAACGAATTGTTTGAGTTAAATAAAAAAGGTTATGTAATAATCGGAGTTCAATTCCAACATACAGCTGTAGTTATGGGTGAAGGAACTAGACCATCTTATGCAGCTATGATAACATACGATGAGGAGGTATCAAATGTATAATTTTAAGGAAATCAGTGATGAGGAATTTTTTGGTTGTAAACTAAGAGGAACCAATAATGTAGTAAACGCTGTAATAGGAGGAGCTACAGATGAAGGTGGTCATTACGCAAATATACCACCATCAGTATTAGAAAACGCAGCTAGAAGAGGTAAAGCTGTTCACGAGGCAATAGAACATTTCTTAAAAGGAGAAACAGAAGAATTAGAAGTAGGTTTAGAACACGATATTTACAAATATTGGTTTGAACAATGGATGGCAGAAAGATGTGATATTGTAGAAAAAATTGGAGTAGAGGTAAAAATAATAAGTGAAGAATTAGCTTGTAAAGGTGTTATAGACTTTATTGGTAAATTCCAAAACAAAGGACCAGATGGACCTGAAGATGAGCCATATTATGCATTAGTAGATTGGAAAACATCATCAAGTTTAGATGAGTTTAGAACGCAATGTCAATTAACATTATATTATTTCTTATTAAGAGAACAGTATCCAGAATTAGCAGCGAAGATTACACAATTAAGATGTTTACAAATAACAAAATATCAATATCGTTGGTTTAGATTTCCAATAGATGAAAAGTTAGGAGAAAGTTTATTATACCTGTATAAACACTATTTTCGTTGCGATCACAAATAATCTTATTATGACAAGAAGGTTAACTAAAATTAACCTTTTTGTTTACTTTTGTATATTTTTATGATATATTATAAATATAAAATAAAGAAGAAAGAGAGGTGAGAATATGTTTACAAAATATGCTAGAGGTATGGTATACTGGGCAAATATTCCAAGATATGACACAAATCCAAATTTACAGAGTGGAAGACGTCCAGTTATTATTGTATCTAATAACGTAGCTAATTGTTTATCTAATAATGTTACTATTGTTCCTTGTACAACAAATACCGAGAAAAGACCAGACCAACCAACACATTACATAATGAGTTTAAATCCTAGAGAAGATAGTATGGTATTAGCAGAAGATATTATAACTATAAACAAAAATCTATTAGAAAATTTTATGGGTATGTTAGATGAAAATATAATGAAAGAAATTGATGAATGTTTAAAAGCAGCGTTAGGTTTGGTTGATATTCCAAATCATTTATTAGGTAATACAATGAAAAAGATGACCACAGAAGAACGATTAGAAGAAAAAACTAAAAAGAATAAAGGAAGAAGGGTGTCTGGCCCAGTAGAGATGCAAGCATTTATAAATTATTATGAAACACACGGAATAGAAGAAACTATGGCTGAATATGGTGTACCTACAAAATCAGCCGTATATCAAAGAATAAATTGGTACAAAAATAAACTAAAGTAGGAGGTTTGAATTATGCAAATAATACCTATGGTGACTAAAATTATAAAACCTAGTGTTAAATATAGAGGATTAGGTGGTAAAAAAATTGTTATTGATAGAGAATTAACACGAGAAGATATACTACATACAGATAATTGGGCTTGCTGGAATTTTATTGATAGACGACCAGATATACACGATACATGGAAAAAACACAGATATTTTTATGGTCACGCAGAAGATAATTTAGGTTATGTAGTCTGTGATGACGAATTGGAAAGTGAGGTATTAGAAAAATGGCGTGGAAACCAAGACAGCGAGAAGAAAAACAAATAATCAATGGTGGTAACATTTATCAAAATACAACTGAAATTGTACCAGATAGATTAAACCAAAGTATTCATAAATTATATTTTGGAGCCTACCTAAATTTAATTAAACAAATTGGATTACACACTAATTTAGAGGTAGGTCTCCATATTAGAGTTGAAGAATTAGATGGTATGCCTTATACTCCAAATTCTGTTTTAAAATGCAGAATGGAAACAATACCAATTATAGAACAAGAATATAGATACTTAAAAACAAAAGAAATAGAACCTTATGTACCATATAATAGAAAATGTACATTAAAAGAAAGGTTAAAAATATTATTTAAAGGAGAGTTATAAAATGAACGAATTACCAACAATTAAAATATTTAAAGTTGATTATTCTTTTCTTATTAAGAATTATTTAAACCCAGAGTTATGGAAGAAAGAGTGGACATTATTTGCTTATAAAGATATTGAATGTACTCTACAAATTTATTCAATACAAACACAAGACGAAAAAATACGTTTTCAAATTAAAGTTTATTCACACAATTTAGAAAGCGAACACAATGATAACTATTGTACAAATTATATTGACTGTTCGTTAAAAATTGAAGATTTAACATTCTTAAAACGTCAAATAAATAGCACTATATTAAGCGTTATGGTATCAGTAGAAAGATGTTACTATATAAGAGAAACAGATTTTTATAAGGAAATGGAAGACCAACGAGGAGAAGAGCGTTATAGATTAAGAAAATATGCAAATGAATTTTTAGACGAAGTAGGAGTTACATCAGATGCTTGTAGAGAAGCTTATGTTGATGCTTACATTGATGAAAACGAGAAAATGTGTGGACTTATGGACGATTGGGAAGATGGAGAAATATATAGACATCTAACTGGTATGTACCTTACATTTTTAGATAGTTTGGAAGATGACCCTAAAAAAGAAATTAGAACTAGGGAAATCCAAAATAAACTTACAAATGAAGAATACGAAAACGTATTAGAAGAAGTCAAATACTTTATAATCTTTATGGAAGATGAAGAAAACTTTGAAAAAGAAATGAAATCTAAATTGGAGGAGGTGTAAAATATGGAAATAACAAATAATCCTGAAGTAGCTAGATTAGTTATACAAGGTTTTTTAGTAGGTTTACAATGCACATTAATGTTAATATTTATCATAATAACAATTATTGACTTAAAAAACACTAGAAAAGAATGGAAATCAACAGAAAGTTGGATAGCTCAAATAGATAAACAATTAAAATTTGAAGGTCAAATGTTAGATATGATAGTTAAACAAGATAATAGACTTGATAAAATTGAAGAACATTTAGGTATTAAAAAGGAGGAATAAAATGAGCAGGTCGACAGTGTACAAAAGGTGTAGTTTATGTTTTACTAAGGACGAACCAGATGGAGGTAATTTAATATGGAAAGATAGTATGCAATTATGTCCATCTTGTTATGAAAGATTTACAGCTAGTCCATATAACCAAAGAGTAATGTTGATTAACTCGCTAAAGTGTTATAGAAGGTTAATCTCCAAATATGAAGATAATGGAAACATCCAATTAGACTGTAATTTTGAAGGTATTGATGCTAATTTAAAAAGTAAAGACATTTTAGAAAATCAATAAAAATCATAGAACTTGGTCAAAAAACTCATCACGAGGTTCAACCAGGTTCTATTTTTATTTTTCTTTAATATAATATCATATCTAAAAATACCATAAATTAAACCAAAAGTTTAAAAAATGGTTTACATTTTTTAAAAAGTATATTATAATAAATATATAATAAATTAAAAATAAATTGAAAGAAGGTGATAAGATAAATGGACAAGCCAAAGTGTAAATTAGTTGGAGAAGATGGAAACATCTTTAATCTAATTGGAATAGCTAGCAGAACATTAAAAAAGAATGGTCAGATTATGCAAGCTAATGAAATGACAAGAAGAATTACGCAAGATGGAGAAGCAAAATCTTATGAAGAAGCATTAACTATTATTATGGAATATGTTGATGTATATTAGGAGGTAATAACTATGTATATTAGATTAGGTGGTAGAAAAAATGGCAAATCATACCAGTTATTATGTGAACAAATAAATGAATTACAACTTAAAATAGAATTTGCTAAAAAATTTGGTCTTTCTTATAAAGAGGAAGAACAATACTTAAATTCCCTATTACAAAAACTAGATGGAGGTGAAAACCGTGTCAAAGAAAAACCGAACAACACCAATAGGAAAACCACAAATAAGAAAGACGAAAATAACCCGTGGAGATTGTTTTAATTGTGGTAATTGTATGTATCACAGTGAAGGAGATAGCTATTGCGATGAAAATTTTGAATTCGTATTAGAAGATTGGTGTCCAACAGATGAATTTATGTGGTGTAAAGGAAAGAATTGGACTCCACAATAAAGGAGGTAAGATTATGTATAAAAGTAAAGAAGCTAAACAAGCTTATTTTAAAGAAAGATACAAAAAGAATAAAGATAAATATAAAAAAGCAAGTGATAATTATTGGGTAAAATATACCAGAGAACAATTACAAAAAGATGATGTAACCGAAGATGAAATTAGGTTATGTAAAAATGATTATTATAAAAAGTACAGAAAAGCGCATTCTACAGCAGTTAAAAAGAATATGGACAATTTCTGGAAAAGAAAGGCGGAAGAACAAGATGCTTTACGAAAAGAATTTTTACAAAGTGAAGAATAAATTTATACCATTAGAAGTATATAAAATGCAAACAGCCATATTTGGTCCTCCATCAGTCCTTATTTATAATGAAGATAGAACACAAATATGGGAAGAAACTAAACCAAATAATGTTAAAGCGTTACAAGAATTTATGGGTAATACAGTTAAATGTTATGCTTGTGGATTTCAAAACAAAAAAGGCCAAATTCAATTAGTAGATTTAGTTACTGAACAAGAATATTGGTTTTAGAAAGGAAAGTGAGTGTTATGAATAAATATATAATGAAAAGACCAGGAGAACACCCAATAATAGTTGACTGTGAAGATTTTGACGACATAAGAAGAAAATTGATACCAGATGACCCTGAAAATGGAATAGTTCAAGCTGTACCAATTATGTTAGATTTTTGGTTATTATGTGATGAGGAGGCTAAAATAAAAGCTAACCCACCAGAATTAAATATAATAACAGATATGGTTGTAGGACAAACTATATTAGGCAACGTTATGATAGTATTGGAAAAAGATGGAGATTGGGTATCAATTCCAGAAACTATCGCTCCAAATATTATGCAATGGTTAGATAATCAAGCTAAGGAGGTGAAGATATAATGTACGAAGATGGCATAGACAGAGATATTCATTTCTTATATGAAGATAAGAAGTGGAATGGTAACACTATTGAAAAAATGGCTAATTCTCATATTATAAACACTTTACTAATGTTAAGACGTAGAGCTGGAGAATTTAAACTAAATTATGAAATGTTTGTTGTAGATAATATGAATGACAAATTATTAGTACCAAAAGATGATATTAACTATTTAGTTAAAAAAGACCCATTGAGTTGGATTATTGAAACTCCAATTTATATTGCGTTAATTGAAGAATTAGAGTACAGAGAGTTAGACGATTATTTTGATAGCGTCGTAGAAAGAGTAGAAAGAAAGGAAGGTGAATTAAGTGAGTAAGAGCGAATCAACTGTAAAAACAGATTGTTTTGCGTATAAAAATCATAATTGTACTGCTCTAAAAGATTTATATTGTACTAAAGAAAAATGTTCATTTTATAAAACACATAAAGAATGGCTAGAAAAACAATTAAAACTAAATAAATAAAAATGTTTACTTTATGAATACTTTATGATATAATATAAATATAAAATAAATTAAGAAAGAAGGTAATAATTATGGCAAAGAAAGAATTAGTAAACGCAGAACAATTAAATGTTCAAACAAAAGAAACAGTAAAAGATGTATTGGTCGAAGATTTAAGTACACAAGAGGCTGTAGATAATTTTGTATTAGGAATTATCCCAGAAGAATTTGTAAAAGATTACAAAAAGATTAAAAAATTACAAGATAATTTAGCAAAAACAGAAGCTGACATTAAAGAAAAATTACTTAAAATGTTTGAAGAACACCCAGAAATGGAGGGAAAAACTGTTGGTAGAGATGGTTTAACATTCACATACACAAATTCATATATTAGAAATACCGTGGATAGCAAAAAGTTAGAAGAAGAACATCCGGAAATATATAAGAAGATGTTGAAACAAACTAAAGTTAAAGCCACTATCAAAACAAGTATTTAAAATATTAGGAGGTAGAAATATGATATTAAAAGTTTCAAGTAAATCAAATCCAAATTCAATAGCTGGTTGTATAGCTGGTTTGGTAAAACAAGATGAACCTGTAGAATTACAATGTGTAGGCGCAGGAGCTATTAATCAAGGAATTAAATCTATAATAATCGCAAAATCATTTTTAATTGCTAGTGGTTATGAAATAGTTATAAACCCATCATTTAAAGAAATTGACATTGATGGAATAAATAGAACTTGTATCAAATTAAAATTGGAGGTTAAATAAAATGGACCCAGATATTGAAGAAAAAATGGAAGAATTAAAAGAAAAATTACACGAAATATTTGGTGAAAACGCAGAAATACACGGGTTTAGTGCTAAATCATTTGATGATGTAGTCAAAAAAGCTCATAAATTTATGAACGAGCCAATATTAACAATTAAATGCAGTAGAGTTGGTTGTGGTATAGAGGTTAATAAATGCGACACAGAAGAAATAAGAAATGCAGTAGAAGAAGCAATCGCACACATGTTAGAGATGTTCCCTAAAGATTGGAGAAACGATATTTTATATCAAAGTATCCAACTTATATCAGACGAACACGACGAAGGTTCATTATTTGAAGAAGATGAGTAGAAAACAAAAACTAATCCAAAAGTAAACAAAAATTGAATTAAAAGGTTTACTTTTGGATTTTTTTAATATATAATAATTTTATTCTATAAAGAAATAGAATAATTGAAAGTTGAGTAAGAAAGGAGGAAAAAGTATGAGAATATGGATTTACGGAGCACCCTTTAATGGAAAAACTACATTCGCTAGTCAATTCGAGGGTGCTAAAATATTGTCTACTGATGGTAACGCTGAATATCTATTTCCAGCAGAAGATATTTACAGAATTAAAAATTATCAAGATTTAGATAAAGCTGTGCAAGAGATTAGAAAAGCTAATCCTAAATGGTTAGTTATTGATACAACAGAATATCTACTAGATTATTTGAAATTCAAATGGTACTCAGACAATAAAGTTTCTCACGAAAGTGAAATAGCTTTTAAAGGTTATTCAATGTTGAGAGGCTTTTTATGGGAACAAATAGTATCTCTTGCTAATTTATGTGATAATGTAATATTCATTTCACACGAAGAAGTAATAATTGAGAAAAACAAATTTGGTAGAGAAATCACTAAATTTGAGCCAGGATTTGAAAAAGTGTTAAAAGACAAAATGAATGGTTTAATGACTATTGTTATGAGAGCTGTTATTGTACCAGATGAAAAAGTTGGAAACCAATATAAGTTACACATCAAACATCTTGACGAAGAATTTGGTGGAACAAGAATACCACTAATTTCAACAGAGATAGACAATAGTAAAGAGGCTTTCTTAAATAATATGAAGAAACCTGAAACTAAAAAATAATTTAATAGGAGGAATTTATAATGGACAAAGACGATTTAAAAGATTTACAAGAATTAGATAGTATTTTCCAAGATATAGGTGGAAATGAAAAACTAGAAGAAAACGTAGGTGGAGATTTTCCAGATATTCCAGATGGTGAATATTCTGCAGAAGTTATAGCTGCTGAGTTCACACATTCAAAACAAACTAATGTACCTATGATTAAAGTAGAATTTGGTTTAGAAGGTCAAACAGGACATGTTTGGGATTATCTAATGTTAGCAAATAAAGATGGAGATTTAGCAAAAACTAAACAAGCAATCGCAAGAACTGTTACAAAATTAAGAGAATTAGGTTTAGATGCTATTGATATTCCAGGATATGTAGAACAATTAGAAAAATTAGAAGGTACTACATTAACATTAGTATTAGAAACAAGCAAATCAGGTTTCCAAAATAAATCATATAGAGATGTCAACAAATAATACATTTAGGGAGACTTTATTGTTTCCCTATTTTTGTTATATTTTATGTTAACTTTAAGGAGAGGAGATATAAAATGAGAACATACGACTTAGAAATATTCGCTCACGATTATTTAGTTGGAATATATGATGGTCAAAATTATCTACAATATTGGAACGAAGATTTAGATAAAATCAAAGAAGATTATGAGAAACACAAAGAAGATATTTGGTGTGGTCATAATTCTGGTTCTTATGATAGTATCTTATATAAATTGATATTGTTAGGTAATTCACCAGAAAAAGTAAAAGATTATTCAGACCAAATAATCGGTGGTAGAAATGGTAGAGAAATTATACGCAATAATAAATTAAATAAAATTACATTATACGATTGGGACATCCTATTAGATAAAGTTATGTATTCATTAAAAGAGGCCGAAGGTTTTCTAGGATTAGAGATTTGTGAAACAGAGGTTGACTTTAATTTAGATAGAAAATTAACAAAAGAAGAAAGAGAACTTACAGAAAAATATAATAGACACGATTTATATTCTACTTGGCAAGAAATGATAGAACAAAAAGAAAGTATTAAAATTAGAATGGCACTAATTGCTGAGTATAAATTACCAAAATCTATGATAAGTGCTACTAATCAAAAGGTTACAGGTGAAATATTGGAAGGTCAATATAGTGATTTTAAAGATAAACAAGCACCTTATGACCCATCTATTGCGCCAGTAGAAATAAATAACCCAGAGTATCATAAAGCGTTAGAGATGTTTACAGACTGTGATAAATTAGATTATAAAAATAAGTTGAAAATAAATATCGCAGGAGTAGAACACACAATAGCGATTGGTGGTCTTCACGGAGCTAGAACAAAATATCATTATGAAGGTGAAATATGGGATGTAGATGTTGGTTCATACTATCCAAATATGATGATTAACTTTAATTTGTGTAGTAGAGCTATGAAACATCCAGAGAATTTTCCTAAAATAGTTGCAAAAAGATTAGCCATAAAAAAGAAGGTTAACACATATTTAGCAGAAGGACGTGGAGATGAATTGACAGCTGTTGAAAAAGCTATGCCTTATGGTTTAAAATTAGTTGTTAATACAGTATCAGGAGCTATGAAAGCTAAATTTTCAAAACTTTACGATGAAAGAAATAACAATTGGATGTGTATTACAGGTCAATTATTATTGATAGACTTAATTGAAAAACTTGAACCATATATGACTTTAATTCAAAGTAATACAGATGGTATATTCATAATACCTCACGATAAAGAGGCTTGTGATAGAGAAATAAAAAGATGGGAAGATAAGACAGGTCTAATATTGGAGAAAACTATTGGTAAAAAGATATTTCAAAAAGATGTAAATAATTATGTTTTTGAAAGAGAAGATGGTGGAGTTACACCTCGTGGAGCGTATGTTGCTCAAAGGTATAATGACGAACACGGTCTATTCCAATGTAGACGAAATCTTGATATTTTAGATGTTGGTATAGTTGATTATCTTCTTTATAATAAAGACCCACACGAAACAATATATGGTACAGATTGGTTATTATGGAAATTCCAAATGGTAAAGAAAATCGGTGGTATGTATAAAGCGTGTGCTTATGAGGTAGATGGAGAAATTATACCTACTCCGAATAGATGTAATCGTGTATTCGCAGCGAAGAATAAAGAAAAATATGGTAAAGTTAAGAAAATGAAGAATGGTAAAGATACTTGGGACAATGTTGAAAGTTTACCAGAACATTGCTGGATAAATAATAATGATATTCGTGGAGTACATGTTAGTGATGTTCTTGATGATTTAGACTTGGAATGGTACGAAAATGAAATCAAAAGAAAAATTTGTGATTTTACATTAGAAACTAGTGAAAGAACAAAAGGTAAAAATTATAGTCTTGAAGAAGATTGGAGAAGAGTACAAGTAAAATTAGGAAGGGAGCAATAATATGGCAAAATATCACAGAGGTTATGAAGATATAAACGTTAGATTATTAAACTTCGTTGGAGAAGATTTAGGTAGACAATGTGTTATGTTCGGTAATATTGGAGAGTTCTACGAAGGTATTGACCAATATAATCCAGAAGACCCTAGATGTATTAAAATAGTTGACGAAATAATCAATGGTAAAACGTTTCCAAAATATGCATTTGAAGGTACTTCAGTATCTTTCCAAATAAATAATATCAGTAGAATATGTTTAGCTCAATTAACAAGAGAACGTGGTTTCTTTTGTAGTGCATCAGGAGATGTAAGACCATTAACACAAGATTTTGTTATACCAGCAGTAATTTATGATAACAAAAAATGGATGGAAAAAATAGACAAAGCTCAAAAAATGTTAGAAGAAGTATATATTGAAATGTGTGAGGCAGAAGTACCATACATGGAAAGTAGATATATTGGTTTACATTCTCAAACAATATCAATATGTTATAATGCTCCAATATTTAATTTTATGAGAAGTTGTAATAGCAGAACAGAGAATAATTTTGCAGATGAAATAAACTATATTTACAGACTAATGTTATTAGAACTTAAAAAAGAAGTTGAAAAAATCAAAGACCCATTAAGTAAAAAGTTATGGAATTGGTTATTAACATTTGCAGATAATAAGAAAGCTTATACAAGAGACCATACTTATAATAATGACTTTGAGAGATTTAGTTTACCAGATAATTATGTACACGATGAATGTGCTCATAATGATTGGAGAAAATCTAGTTGGAAATTAGAACTTGAAAAGATATACAAAGAGAAACCAGAGTTATTATTCCTAGGTGAAAAGGAAATGATAGAACGCTGGTTAGAAAAAGAAAAGAATGGTGAGGAATTACCAACTACTTATGATAGTGAAAGTCCATTAGTAGCTAAAAATAGAATAAAAACTGTGGACTATTATAAAAAAGACAAATAATTACTAGGTTTGACCAGGTTTGATTTTATATCATTATAATATAATTTCATAGATAGAAATATAAAATTGAACCTGGATTATCCTGGATTATCCTGGAATAGAAAGGAGATAAATTTATATGATATATGATTATTATTTAGCAGGTCCATTTTTTAATGATGACCAATTAAATATGCAAGAAAAAATTGAAGATATGTTTAAGTTACACGGTAAAAAATGTTTTTCTCCAAGATTAGATGCAGGTACATTACCAGAAAACGCAACAAAGAAAGATATGTATAATGTATTTTTAGCTGATTTAGAGGCTATAAAACATAGTAAATATCTATTTGCAAACATATCATTTAGAGATACTGGTACATCAGTTGAAATTGGTTATGCTTTAAGTAGAAACATTCCAGTAGTTCTATTTTGGAACGATAAAATTCACGATAGTGAGCATGTTAATTTAATGTTAGCTATGGCGTGTGATGGTAATGTAATTCAAAATTGGACCGAATTAAGTGATTATTTAGAAAATGGAATATTACCAAACGCAGATGAATATTTTAATTTCAAAGTAGATTAGGAGGGATTTTAATGAAATTTGACCCAATGAGAATGCATGGAATAATTAGATATGCAAATAGAAACAGAATTAAAAATGAAGATTTAGCACAACATAGTTATAGTGTAGCATATTATTGTTTTGAGATAGCAGAAAAATATCATATATTAAAAGAAACAAGAAATAAAGCAATAGCTATGGCAATAATACACGATATTGGGGAAGTATTTACAAGTGATTTACCTCACGATGTAAAATATGAAAATCCTGAGTTAAAACAACTTTGTGATAAATTAGAAAAAAAATATGTACACGAAGAATTACCTAGCTCAGTAGCTGAATTATGGGACGAATTAGAAGATAAGGAAAACCCATCATTAGCTGGTGCAATAGTTAAATTAGGAGATAGTTTAAGTGTTAATGCGTATGTTGATAGAGAAATTGAATTAGGTAATACATCTCCAATTATTTGTGAGATAAAACAAGATATACAAAAGAGAATTATGGAACAAGAAAAAGTTATTAGTCAAATGATTATTGGAGGTGCTAGATAATGAATAGAGAAATTTTTGGTATATGGTTATGTAAACCAGGCACAATTAGTATGCCATATATTTATGAAGTATGTTTAGCTACTTGGCAAGTTATGAACCCAACATTTAAAGTAGTGTTATATACTGATAATCCAAAATTTTGTTTTAATCTACTTTCAAGAGATACAACAGAAGTTAGAATAATAGAAGATGAGTTCCCAGGTTTATTTGATGAGGCTAAAAATATAATAACTGATGAAACACCGGAAGGTATGAGATTTGCACAAAGAAGTGATTATATTAGATACACAATATTAAAAGACCGTGGTGGAATATATGTAGATACAGATTTATTGTGTTATTCATCTATTGAAGAATTAGTAGATGGTTCAAATGCGTCGGTTATGATGGCTTATGAATATACAAATAGAATATGTAATGCATTTATGGCTAGATTAACAGATATGGGTAAAATGTATTTTGAAGATTTGTTGGAAAATTACAGAAAACATTATGTTAAAACATCATATACATTTAACAGTATCAAGTATTTATATTTATTAAATAGAAAACACAGAGATATAGTTCAAGTATTACCATTACAAGAAGGTATGTTCTTTCCAAATTGGGAAGATGGTCCAAATGGAGATTTGAATATGTTATTTGAAGAAGAATGTCCATTAAGAGGTTATGGTATACATCTATATAATACAAATCCTAAATGGAGAGAAGCTCGTGATAAATTAGATTTAGAATTTATGGACGATAAACACCCATCTTGGTTATGTAGACATTTAAAAGACTGCGTAGAAAAATATATTGACTTGATGGTTAATGCAGAAACAAGAGATTTGTTAAAAGATAAAATATTAACTCCAATTTTAAGTAAATTGTATGGAGAACAATATTTAGACCAATTTAGAAAGGAAGAAAAGTAATGGAACCTAGAGACCATTTATTTACTATATGGCTAACCAAAAAAGATTGGGATGCAATGCCATTTTTAGAAGAAATATGTATAGCATCAGCGCAGGTTGCGAATAAAAAACAAATCACAATATATACAAATCACGAATTACATTTATCTTTCTTGGATAGGACAATAACTAAAGTAGAACGTATACCAGATGATTTAATAAAACACGTAGAAAGTATAACAGATAATGTAGCACACCAAAGTGATTATTTAAGATTATGGTATTTGAATAAATTCGGTGGTATATATTTTGATACAGACATTATATTCTGGAAACCATTTACAGAATTATGGGATACTATGATACAAGAAGGTTATTCAGTATTATACCCTAGGGAAGATAAAAATATGATTTGTAATTGTATGATGATGTGTTCAGACCCTGTAGAAGCAGATAGATTTTTTGCAGATATGTTATGTAATTATGATGACAGATATATTGGACACAGTTATTTATTCAATTCACAAAAATATATAAACCTTATGATGAGGAGGTACCCAAAAGAATTATGTATTTATTGGTTACCATCATTATTTGAAGGTAAATGGAACGATTATGACAGCATTAAAGAGTTCCTAGATATGAAAACATCAGGAATAGGTCAACATCTGTATTGGAGTATAAAAGAATTGTGGGGTAATGTTAGAACAGATATGGATGCGCATGTTTATGATTTAGAACCACAATTAGAAATATACAAATGGACAAAATCTGTGATAGACCAGTATATTCAGTTAATGAAGGAGGCAGATTAAAATGGAAAATGATTTAATATGGATGGACATCTTTGCGATAGAACCTAGAATACGAAAGAAATTACACTTAACAGATGAAGAAATTGAATTAACACAAGAAGATATAGAATTGATAAACTCAAGTGATTACGTAAACTTAAATGAATTAAAGTGTATGTTAGACATTAGTGGTTTTCATAATTTTGATATTCCAAATGAATTAGGTATCAGTAAAGCTATGTTCACTATGGCTTTTAGTGAAACATCAAAAAATCATAGGGGTTTACGTATGCGTACAGTAGTTGCAATGTTAAATGCGATTAGGAAAAGAAATATAAAAGACCCTTTTGATAAAATACTGGTTAGGAGGGAAAAAGAATAGGAGGTGTCATTAAATGGAATATTTATATGTAAAAACTAGTGGAAAGAAAAGATTAGATAAAAATACTTACACATTAGAACAAGTAACAAATCCATCATTTAAAGATGATTATGGTAGAATAGTACCTCCTGGCTACATAGTATTTGATTTTGATGAACAACCATATATTAGTATAATACATAAACTAATTATGGCATCAAGTCTTAAATGTAAAATGTTAAAAACAACAAAAGGTCTCCATTTTATGTTTAAGACAACTCTTAATCAAGCAAAAGACCATATAAAAGAGTTTAATTGGATTGGTTTGAAATGTGATGTTAAAGCTTGTGGAACAAAAGAAACAAAACAATCATATCAGTCCATTAGAATAGATGGTGTTACCAGAGAAGAAGTCCTAATCAATACAGATAGTGAAGATGATTTAGATTACGCACCAAGATGGTTATATGTTATAGAGAAAAAGAAAGACCAAGAAGATTTAACAAAAGACCAAACTGGTGGTAGAAATAATTTATTTCATAGCCAACTAATGATTAAAGCGAAGAAAGCTGGATTTAGTTATGAAGAATACACTGTTATGTGTGATATGATAAATAGTTATGTATTAACTAGTCCACTAGAACAAGAAGAACTTAATACTGCTATTAGACCTGAAGAATGGGACAATTTGGAATTAGGTGAAGATAAAATAACAATAATAAAACAAGCAGAAGATTTAATAAATTATTGGGGCTGTATAATTGGAGGTGATTTTTTAGCTTTTTATGACAATAGAATAGATAGATATAGTACTGACGAAAATTCATTAAAAGCATATATGCAACAGAAATACGCCTCAAAAAATATGAGTATATGGCAAATGGAAGAGGTGATAAATCAAGTGAACGTTATGTTGAACGATAATAAGGCTAAATACCAATATGATAGGAACGATGAATATGTTTTATGTGGAAGAAATCTAGTATCCTTTTGGAAAGACGATATAAAGCCTAATACGAGAACAGTTTACACTGATATTTATTACCCTTTTGAAATAATGACACAAGAAGAATTTGATAGTTTTGATGGTAGAATGGTGTCATTTTTAGACGAAATAAGTTGCGGTAATCCAGATATTAAGAAAGTTATACTCGAATCCGTGGGTTGTATGTTGTCACCAAGTAAATCATTTGGTAAAATTTTTATATGGTATGGTAATGGAGCTAATGGTAAGTCTTTATTACTAGATTTAATTGATAGAATTATGGGAGATAAAATGACACATGCAAATATATTAGGTATCAATGATAAGTTTGCGTTAGAACAAGTTGTTGGAGGAGTATGTAATGTAACAGATGATGTTGGAATAACCACATTAAAAGAAACAGGTTTATTAAAAACATTAACACAAGGTTCTTCTATTGAAGTTCATAGAAAATTTAAACAATCTATAAAATGGAAACCAAATTCTCAATTTGTTATGTGTTGTAATGAAATCCCAAGAATAAATGATACAACAAAAGGTATGATACGTAGGTTAGTATTTGTACCATTCAATATGCAATTAGACCCAGACAAATTAGATATTTTGCTGTATCAAAAGATATGTGCGGACGCAAATAATTTAAGATATTTGCTTACGGCGTCGGTTTTTGCATATCGAAATGCAGTTAAGGTAGGACATCTTCATAGATTAGAAAAACAAGATGAATTAGAACAAGATTTTATTGCAGAAAATCAAGACCCAATACAATCATTTTTCCAATATATGGTGGAAGAATATCGTGGAGTTACAGGATTATGCAGATATTTAGATGGTAGAACAACTGATGAAATCTATTCTAACTATAAAAAATGGTGTGAAGATATGAGTATCAAACCAGAATTGCCAAAAACATTTACCAGAAATTTTGGAAAGACTTTACCAGCAAGTATGACAAAGAAAGTAATGAGTGTTGGTGGAGCTAAATTTAATTGTTATAAATACACGGAGCCATAAAATATGTATAAGAAACAAAATGAAACCAAAGTTCAAAAACAAATCCAAGATTATATTAGGAGTATTGGTGGATATTGTTTTAAGGTACACGGCGAGATATTTATGAGAGCTGGTATACCTGATATAATCTGTTGTATAAATGGTAAATTTGTTGGTATAGAATGTAAAGATGGAGATAATGAAGCTAGTACTCTCCAGATAGCACACGGTATCCAAATTAAAAAGTCTGGTGGGTATTTCTGTATAGCAAAATCTGTGGAAGATGTGAAATACTTTTTGGAAAATAATAAAATTTAATTTTGCAAAGTTAAATATGTAATTAAAGAGCTGGAAATCTTTTTCAGCTCTTTTTTATTTTTATTTTTTGAAAATCAAAATTTAAAATTTTCTCCGAGCATGTAAATGCAGGCTCTTTGTGACAGCAAATGTAGGCTACAAGACAAATAGGTGGATAAAACTGGATATTTTGAGATATGATATTATATTAAGAAGAAATAAAAAGTCCTCTATGGAGAACCTGGTAATCCATTTTTCAAGTGTTTTCATATTATATAAGAAAATCAAACAATTTACACTAATTTAAACAAAAAGGTTTACTTTGGTAACAAAATAATATATAATATAAATATAAAATAAATATAAAAATGAAAGAGAGGTGACGATTATGAGATTAAGAACTTTTTATGATAATCAAGACATTATGTTAGAATATCCTGATAGGGCTTATGCTTTTATAACAAAAAATAAAAACAGAATTATTCACGAGATGGCCTCTATGTTATTTGAAATAGCCAAAAGTAATGAATATTATAAAATACTACACATAAGTGATGAAAAACTAATAATTCAATATACAACATATAATAATAAGACATTAACTTCTGTCTTTGAAGATATTGACTTGAGGTTATTTAATTAGCCTCAAGTTTTCATAAATGGTTGACAATAATACAAATATATGATACTATATAAATATAAAATAAATATAAAAATGAAAGAGAGGTAACGATTATGAATTATCAAGATTACACACATACGAATTATAATTTAAGAAAGAAGAAAGGGAGAGGAGACTACGTTTTAACACTATCAAAATTTAGAAATAACACATTAAATATTCAAACTCCAATAAGTCCATTATCTTGGTACGAATCCATTGACGATTATTTATCTGAGGACACATTAATAGATAAAAACACTGGCGAAATAATTATTCAGTGGAACCCAAATGAAATTATATACTTAAATCCAGATTACGAAATAATGATGACACAAGACCATAAGTGTACAAATAACGAAGAAGATATTAAGGCACATAATGATTATATAAAACATAGAATGAGGTACCTAATTTAAGATACCTCTCCTATAAGTTTTCATAATTAGTTGACAATAATGAAAAAGTATGATACTATATAAATATAAAATAAATTAAGAAATGAAAGGAGAATTGAAATGGACGAGAATATTGAATTTTTAATGGAAGAATTAGGGTTAACAGAAGATGAGGTTATGGATTTATTATATGAAACTAATCAAGAGGAGGTATGGTTATAATGTATGTAGTAGTTAAAATAGCAGAAAAACCTGAAGCAAAAATATTTCATAATAAAGATAATGCAGAACAATATATAAATAACCAAATAACAAAAACAATAAGAGAAGATATAGACAGAATATCATATAAAGATGGCATAATAACTTATGATGATGGAAAGAAAGTATGGTATAAAATAATGGAAGGAGATGTTCAAGATGAGTAGATTAGCAAAACTTGAAAAAGAACTCGAAGAATTAGAACATAAAGAATTTATAGTACAAATGATAGACCATTGGAGTGCAGAAGATTACAGATATGATAGAGAGTTACACGAGAAAATTATGAAAGTTAAAAAAGAAATGGAGGAAATTAAAAATGGTAAATAAAGAATGTATACACTGTAGTGCAATATTTAATACAAATGATACTAATCAAGAATTTTGTGAAATGTGTGATGAGGTATTAACAGAACAAGAAAAGGAGGAAATTAGAAATGGGAAATAGAGCTGTTATAACAACAAGAAGTAAAGATATAGGAGTATATCTTCATTGGAATGGAGGAAGAGATAGTGTTGAGGCTTTCTTAAAATATTGTGAATTAAAAGGTTATCGCACACCAGAAAGAGATAATTATGGATGGGCTAGATTATGTCAAATTATCGGTAATTATTTCGGTGGTGAATTATCAATAGGAATTGACAAATATGAAAGATTAGACAAAGATAATGGAGATAATGGAGTTTATATAATAGAGAATTGGAAAATAGTTGATAGGGAATTTATAGATTGGCCAGAACAACACGAATATGATTTAATTAGTATGCTACGAGATATAAATGACCATCAACCAGAAAGAGAAAAACTACCTGATAGTGTAATTGATAGTGTAGAGAAAGAGAGGGAATTATGGAAACAGGATTAGAAAAAATGAGAACAAAAATTATGGAGAGTCCTAAGTGGAAACACTTACACTCAGTGGAACAAGACTCTGGAGATAGTATAGATATTTGGTTAAATGAAATTATATTTGTTAAATGTTATATGTATTATGAAAAAGATATGGACCAAGAATACTATTTAACTAAAATGACATTTATAGATATGGATGGTGACTCAGATGAGGATGTATGTGATAATAAGGGTGGTGAAGAATAATGTTATTAGATTTAGGATTAGTAATATTTTTTAGTTCACCTATAATTATCGTTCTTATAATATGTAAAACAGTATATAAAATTAAAGAACTAAAATACAATAAAACCGAAAATGAAGAAGATGTGGACTAAAATTTCACATCTTTGTTCTATTTTTATTGACAAAATTAACTTTTTATGATACTATATAAATATAAAATAAATTAAAAATAAATTAAAGAGGTGAGGTCAATATGTTAGAAATAATAAGTGGATTAATGTTCGGATTTGGTCTAGGAATGGCTGAATGGGGATGGTCACAAAAAAGAGAGGCTGATAGATTAAGAAAGAAAAAGGCAAAGAGATATGTGGGGTATACATGTCCTACTCCAATTAAAGATGATTACGAAGAGTGTCTGGAAGATTTAATGTTTGAAACTGGGTATAGTGATGAGGAGTTAGATGAAATAATGCCTGATATTGGTAAAGATATAGAAGACTGGGTCTAGGAACCAGGTTTATGAAATAATGACTCGTATAATCTATATATAAAATTATATTATGAGAATATTTGGGAAGAACCTGGGATAACCTGGTGATTCCTGGAGATACAATAAAATATAATTATAATATGAAAATTATATGAAATGTGATTTTGCGAAGCAATTATCTCAATAAATGCAAGAAAGTTAACAAAATGGTTGATTTCAGGAACAAAATATGATACTATATAAATATAAAATAAATTAAATGAAGAAAGAAAAGAGGTACAAAATTATGAAATTTATTGAATTAAAAAAGTTCCTAAATGAAAGAATAACAGATAAGTTAGAATGGCTTGATGGAGATGATTTCCACATAGCTGTGTATGGTCCACATAAGGAATTTGAATTATATGTGTCAGAGGGAAAAGTGTGGTTTGACAGATATGGAAGAAATCAATTAGTTCCAATGAGTTATGGACAATATTTAAAATATTTATATGAATTAAATGAGTGGGAAGATATGCCACATAATATTGAAGAAATAGAAGGCGAAGATTAAATCTCGCCTCTTTTGTATCAAAAAAGGTTGAATTTATTTACAATATATGATACTATATAAATATAAAATAAATTAAAAATGAAGAAAGGAAATGAAGCAATGATAGAAGTAAGTGTTGATAAGTTTACAAAGATAGATTTATGTAAATGTCCACATATCTTAATTGGTGGTTCTACTGGGTCTGGTAAGTCATATTTATTGAAACACATGTTACGAGACATATTCAGGAGTGATGAGTGTCGAGTGGTTATTGTGGACCCAAAATGTGTCGATTACCAATGTATGGTCGGTGAAGATAACTTAATAATGAAGATAGACAATGATTGGCCAAGAGTATTGAGATTATTAGGTAGTCTTGAAAAAGAAATGAGGGAGAGGTATAAGTACCTTAAATCAAGAAATTATGTGGACTGGTCAAGTGTTATGCTTGAGGGAGTGTCAGGAAGAGAAATGAGTACAGATAGAGATAATAAAATTAAAGAAATCCAAGAAAAGTTAAAAGAACTCTATGGTGATAATCCTGAAGTATCGGGAATATTCCAACAAATAATAAATGCCGAAGATAATATGAGAGCTGATGCAGATGATATGTGTTATGAGTCTCCAATTTGGGGAAGTAAGAGAATTGTGTTGGTAATAGATGAGTTAGCAGATTTAATATATAGTGATAGAGCCAAGACCAATTTGGGTTCTCGAGGTATGATGGAATATTACCTAGTTAAATTAGCTACTCTAGGAAGGGCATCTGGAATACATCTGATGTTAGGCACACAGAGACCTGATGCTACCATATTATCAGGACAATTGAGAGCAAATATTCCAACTAGAATTGGATTAAGAGTAGTAAATAATGTGGAAAGGCGAATAATTCTCGGTGATAGTTGCAAAGATTTGGGTGAAAGGGTGCTATTTTATCAAGGCGAATATAAGAGTTTAAGCTATGATTTGGATTAACTAAATTAAAAATACTAATTGACATAAGTGAATATGTTTGATATAATATATATAGGTAATCAAAAAGGTGCGTACAATCTAGTGGACCCACATCAATATAGTAGAGCGATAATATCAAGGGTATATTGTTGAAGCAAGGGAGAAATCCTGGGGGATAGTACCGGTTGAAATACACGGGAACGAAATTAAATCTAGGGAACCAGATATCCAGATTACTTAGTATGGTTTGTGAGGTATTGGTTACTCACACTCCAATATCTCTTTAAACCAATATAGTGTGAGATTAAAAGTGTGAGATTAAAAGTGTGAGATTAAAAGTGTGAGAAATGGTAAATCAAGGTAATGGAAAACTCCGATAAGTTTCGCAAGCTCCATTTACTGGTGGTTCCGAGAATATATTATATCAAGCGGTCGTAAAAATAAATTCAATGACTGCTATTTGTCGTATCTACAAACTTTATGGTAAAAAATCAAAATTTAATAATTTTACCGAAGAAATGAGACAGGGAGAGACTTTCAGAGACCGGGTAAAATTGTATCGACTTTTTTAAATCCTGTATAAAAACGATTTCTCAAATTTTCGATTTTTTTTTTCTTACGTTTGATTAAAAAATAATTTTACTTTTTTACCATTTTTACAATAAAAAATAAAAATATAAAATAAATATAAGTCCTGTATCTCTTCCCCTGTCTATACTTGGAGAGATATAATTTATTTTATATTTATCGGTAAAATTATTGGTAAAATTATTAAAAATCGGTAAAATAGGAGTAAAAAAGTGAATATGAAATCTATACAAGTCAGATGCCGTAATCTTTTCAAGACTTTTTACGAAACATTTTTTCGTGCAACAAGTTGTTACTTTTTCTCCGAGCACGGAGGAAATTAGAAAGTGGGAACAAATATTGGAGAAAGTTTTGAAAAAAGGTTGATTTTATTTTAAATTTATGATACAATATAATTATAAAGAAAGAAATGAAAGAGAGGTACACAGAAATGATTAAAATTAATGGTCCAAAATTTAGAGGAGACAGATACCCAGAGTGGAGAAAGGATATGGTCAACGAAGAAGAATTTGCAGATTGTATGAGATGTAAAAATTGGAATGGTGAATTGGATGGTGACACATATAAATTGGAATGGGTAACACAAGAAGATTTTGGTGAATATGAATTTTATACATTTATGATGGAATTGGAAAGATACTTTAATGATAATAAGTTTGATGGAATAAAGAAGGTTGAGGTTAAATGTTATTGGAGAGATACTTATCCACAAATTAAAGAAGTTGGACAAATAAATTTATAAAAAAGGTTGACTTTTCAATAAATATATGATACAATATAATTATAAAATAAATATAAAATAAAGAAAGAAATGAGGTAACGATATGAAGTACAAAATAAAAAATATGATAGACGGAGAAATATATGAGGCAGATGATTTTGATACAATTAAAGAAAGACTAATTGAACTAATAGAAGATTATCCATGTTCACAGATGAATTATGATGAGGACAATTATGAGTGGGAAATCAAAAGATGGAAATAGTCCGGAGGTTTCCGGAGGTTCCGTTGGTTATGGTATTAACCCGAAAGGGATAATATATAGTGGAGGCATCCACAAAGAAATTTAATAAAAGGAGGAGTTTAATATGAAAGAATTAAACGAAAAAAATGCAATTACAAAAGAAGATGTAACACAAGAAATGGTAGACAGATGTTTTTCAAAGGTGAAAGGATACGAAAAAAGTATCAAGAAAGTTATCAAAGAAGGAAAGGAATATGTAATCACATTTAATGAAGGTTACACAGCATTCTTATCAAATGTAAGAAAAGCTAGAACAATCGGTGAAGTAGTTTGGTTATCAAGAATAGCTACTGATGAGAAAGCTAATGGGTATGATTTAAAACACTACATAGAAGAGTTCAAACAAAATAATATAGCCTTTGATGGTAAAACAATACCAGAATACATCGACACAATTGAGCAAGTAGAGAAAAGAAAAGCTAAAGAAGCTCAAAAAGCAAAAGAAACAAAAACTGAAACAACAAGCAAATAGATTTTCAATTTTCAATTATTTGGAAGGTAGGTCAGAGATGGCCTATCTTTTTTATGTAAATTAGAGAACAGATGTTAGGATAGGGGCCGTTACAATTTGTCCGAGCCTGTAGCAGTAGGGGCAGTAATCGGGGCCGGCCACAGTAGGGGCAGTTATATCGGTAATCTTTTTGTGGGTGGGGCCGACGTAATCTTTTCGGTGCGGAAGTTGTAAAGGCGTTGCGGACGTTTGTCTGTACTATTTGTCCGGGGCGTATGCAGGAGCAAAAAGGCGGAGCGGTCGGGGTGAGAAAAAATCGAAAAATAAAAAACCGATCGAACACTTGTTCTATGAAAAAATTGAAAAAAAATTGAAAAAATTTTCAAAAAAAGGTTGATTTTATTTTATATTTATGATATAATATAATTATAGATAGAGAAAAGAGAGAGAAAAATCTCTATCAAATATAAATAAGAAAGAGATGATGAAAAATGAAAAAATCAATGAAATTTTTAGAAGAAATCAAAAATCAAAAATCAAAAAGAGAATATCATATAAAATATAATTATATGAAAAATCAAGAAATCTCAAAAATAATTGAGAAATTAGAAAAATCAAAAGAAAAATATGAAATCAAATCAAGATATAATGATATAGAAGAAATCAAAAATTTTAAAATATATCAAATAGAAGATATTGAAATATTAGAAATTGAGAATAAATATATAATTATTCGAAAAGATGAAAAATCATTTTTCTATAATATATTTATTCAAGAAGAATATAGAAAATATAATCAAGAAAATCAAATCTCAATATTAGAATATATCGAAAAAATATCTAATTTTATATTTATTAAAGATTTAAAATATATTATATTAGATATAGAAGAAAATTATATAAAATAATCAAATAATTGAAAAATTGAAAATCTATTCTTATTCTCTCGAATAGATTTTTTTTTATTTTATGAAATATCTCAAAATCTCTCGAAACCGTATTTAGTCCACCTCTACACACACGTCAAAATCCGCCGGACAAAGTAAACATACGCCGCCGTAAAATACACCGGGGCCGTTTCTACACCTGCGTGGTAAATCTCTCCAGGACCATTGACATCTGTTAACTTTCGTTTTATAATACAAATAGAGGAGGTAGATTATTATGGAGAAAGATGAAAACCTACCAATACCAGAGAACTCATTGGATTTGGTAAAACAAACATTTATAGAGATGGGTTTTACAGATGAAAACCCGGAAGATTTAAAAATAGTTGCAGACATATTGGATATGTGGAAAAAGTCTGACTTTGATGACACAACAGACTTTGAATATACACAAGACCAGTATGTTTTATTAAATGACCCAGATGTAATGAATGTACTAAATAAATGTCGTCAATATTATGAACCTAAACGTCATCTAACAAAAGGCGATTTACGAACAATATTGGAGCAAATCGCTCAAGGCAAATTAACTAGACAAGATTGGGATTTCAAAAATGGAGAACCGGTTACAATAGAACCATCGTTCACAGAAAGAATACAAGCAATCAAAATGTTACAAGAAGGTGCTGATGATAATGATAACAAAGCTACAATTCAGTTCATTAACAACCTAACACTTCCAGATGGAACTATTCCGAAACCAAATTTGGATGCACCTGAAGCACCACCAGAAGGTCATTACTCATTGAATATGAAAGAGGAGGTGTAGACAATGACTTGTATACACGCGAATGCGGTGATGTTATGGCCATAATACAACAACCGTTAAATAAGTTAATATTACCGTGTTATTATGGTCTACATCAGCCTACATTCAAACCGTCACGTATCTATTTGAGAGGCGGTCGTTATTCTGGTAAATCCACTGAAGTCGCGAGATATATTGTTCTATCTCTACTTATGCATAAAGATAGGTCAGCGATATGTTTCAGACGATTTGGAAATACATTACAGGGTTCTGTGTTTAATGAAATTATAAACGCCATATATGACTTGGGTGTAGAAGATGAGTTCAAACCCAAATATAACCCACTACGTATCGTTAGGAAGAACTCAAATCAGGTCATACAGTTTGCTATGTTAAACCAGCCAGATGACTTTAGGAAGATTAAGTCTATAAAATTGGTAAAATCATACTTTGCGTATATTTGGTTTGAGGAAGCTGATGAGTTTGTTGATGACAAGTCTATTCGTCAGGTCTTACTATCACTATTTCGTAATGGTGCAGAATTTAAGGTTTTCTATACATTCAATACGCCATTCAGTGCTGAACATCCACTAAATGTTGAATGGGGAACCAGAAAGAACTATTATTATCAGCATACTTCGGTATATGACTTACCACCGAGCATAATTCCAGATGAGATTTGGTACGAGATAAATGATATGCGAATAAACAGACCCAAAGAATTTGCACATGCAATACTTGGTCAACCTGGAGACCCCGATGCTATTATGTTCCCGAATATTTATCGTTACACTTATGAGCCAGATGGAGAACACAGTTTCTTTGATAATATTCTTCGTGGTCTTGACTTTGGATTTGCACCTGACCCTACAGCATATACTGACTGGTATTATGACAAAACACATAATGACTTATATTGTCTAAATGAGGGGTATGACTATCGTCTATCAGCACGACAGATTTATAATATGGTTACACAAAAATGGCATTCTTATGGGCCTATAACTTGTGATATTGATAAAAGGGTTATACAGGAATTAAATGAGGCCGGTCTATATTGTTGGCCAGCTAAAAAAGGTGCTAATTCTCGTGAACTTGGTATAAAATGGTTACAAGAGTTAAATCACATATTCATTGACCCAGCTAGATGTCCTAATGTATGGAGAGAATTTACATCAGCTGAGTATGAAAGAGATAAATTTGGTAATGTTACAACTAAAATACCTGATGGTGATGACCACACAATAGATAGTTGTAGATATGCTACTGAAGAGTATTGGAACAATTTACAAACATTTGCATCTAGCAAAGGAAGAGTGGTTGGCAACCGCTAATTAGAAAGGAGGCTTTCTGTGTATGGATAAAGTAGTTGATATAGATTGTATGTAACCACATTTAACTGGCGAATTGATATGTATACGATGCGGGTATCGCTACATTGGTACTTGGAACGAGAAAGTATGGTTGAAACAGTTGTATTGTCCCAACTGTCAAGAACAGGGTTACACAATTGGAACTGGTCAAATAATGGAGACCAGGCTAGATGAGCATCCACAGTGTGATAAAGAGCATCCGTATCCGATGAACAAACCTGGACAAATTTTAGAATTTCCCATTGATAAAAAGTAAACTTTATGATATTATAAAATAAAAAGGAGGCAAATAATATGTTCAAAGAAAGAATTATCGCTTACAATCCTTGGGATAAACTTACTGATACTGAAAAATTTAGAATTTTTACAGAAGTTGAAAAAGTCTTATGTAAAAGAAGAAACTTATGGTTAAGATATTCCCGTGGAATAGACTTTGAAACAATATCTTCACAATATACTAATTCTCAAATATCTACTGAAGCTACAGTAATAGAAACTGAAAATGGTATAGCTACTTCGTCTTCTAAACACTTACAAATACTATTGGAGAAATTTATTGTTGACTTAGCTGCTGGTTACTTATCTGGTAATGTAGATTATGATGTTGACGCAACTAATGATATACAAACAAAAATAAATAAGTTAGTGTTCGACAGGCAAGGTATTACTGCTAATGAGGCACAAGAATTGAGATATATTGTTGATACAATTACAAAAAATAATATGGACCAGACTGAATTAACTACACTATTTAGAGATATGTTACTATATGGTTCTTGTTATGAGAGAGTTATTGACACAAAAGAGAGCGGGTATCAGTATTATTTCCTAGACGCTTTAAATACTGTTGCTGTTTGGACAGATGATGTAAAACCTAAACTTATGGCTGTAGTTCAAGCGTTTCAGCAAGAAGAAAAAAATTCAGCTAAAAGATTTTTATACCGTGTATATTTACCGAAGAAAATTGAGGTATACTCTCGTGAAGATAAAATGAAAGAACAAAATAAGGAAATACTTAAAAAAGAAGAACAGAAAGGCATATCACATGAGTGGAATGAAGTTCCTGTTGTGGTTTACGAAAGTCAATTCTCTATTTTAGATAAGGTAGAAAGTATAATTCAGGCTTATGAGATATTATTAAATAATGTAAAAGATACTTATAAATATAATGCAGAAGATTGTAAAATGAAGATAGCTGGTTATAGACCACAAAATCCTATAACTATTCCAAATGAGAATTTTGACGATACAAAACCTGAAAGTGCTTCAAATCCTAAAATGGTATTAAATCCTGCAAGAGTTATAGAAGATAACGCCATATTGGCTGGTAAAACTTTCTATGTTCAAGAGGGTGGAGATGCAGATTGGTTAATTAAACCAGTTGAGGCTAATGATGTTACTACAATGTTGAAATTCTATGTAGATACAATATTCCAATTAGCTGGTATTCCAAATACTACAGATTTAGCATTCAATTCAGCAGATTTAAACGCATCTGCAATAGATAGAAAGTTCTATATTATGAATATTGTTACATCTAATCTTCGTGAAGGTATGGAAGTTCTAATTAGACAAAGATTTAGAATGTTCCTAGAAAGAATAAATACTAAAGCGAAAACACATTATGATGTAAACAATATTAGAATAACAATTTCTACTAACTTACCATCAATGACAGATGAAACAATAGACCAGATGTTAAGATTAGACGGTATATTGAGTGAAGAAACTATCCTAGAAAAATTAGGTTACGATTATGAAACTGAAAGTCAAAGGAAGGAGAGTGAAATGAATGCTAATTTGGAAAGATTTGGAAACGCTAATAACCCAAATGGAGACAACCCTCAAGAAGGAGATAAAACCGATACTAAAGGAGCTGGAGACACAGATACCGATGTCATCAGAGCTAATAGAAAATTACAATCAAAAAATCCAGAGAACATTCAAACTAATATTAACCGTGAGAACGCAAAGACAGTTCAATCTACTAAGAGCATTAGCTCTCCTATCGGAACTGAAAATCGTGGAAAATAGTACTTGGGTGTTTGATGAATTTATGCAAGTTGTTTGGGAAGAGATACCTGAACTATTACAGAGATTTAAAGAACCATTATTGGAGGCTCATCAAGGAGGCATTATTGAGGATTTATATGATGTTTGGTATTATTATATAAATTCTCCTACAATGAGATATGTAAATAACTATTATGAGTACGAAAAATATGACCCACGATTATTTAAGAAAAATATTGAAAAAGCAATTCATTATTTATGTAAACTAGAACAAGAGCGAATAATAAATTCTACGAGAGAAATATTAAGCGAATTAAGTGATTATACAGAAGAAAATCCTGTATATGATATGGACTTAAATAGAGTAGAAATATATTTTGTTTGGGTTGCAGAACCAGGATGTTGTCCTAAATGTAGAGCATTAGATGGTAGAATATTGGAAAACACATCACAATTTACTACACATTGGAATTGTAGATGTCATTTAGAACAACACGTTAAGTTATTATCTCCTGAGGGAGAAATAATTAGTGATGATGTAAAAATGTTATGAAAAACTGTTTACATTTAGTTTACTTTGGTATATAATGAAAATAGAATATACTTTGGCTGTCATATTCTATAAGGTTCCGACTCAGGTTATCCTTAAAACCTGGGCAACTCATCCGAGAATAGCGCAGTTGGTAGCGCGGATGGTTTGGGACCACCAGGTCGGGAGTTCAAATCTCTCTTCTCGGACCATATATGGCCTATTGGACAATCGGTAAAGTCACGTGCCTTTCACGCACGAGGGAATGGTTCAACTCCATTATAGGTCACCAGGTTCCTATATATTGGAACTACCTTTAAGTCATTTTGGTTGGTTAAGAAAATGGCCCTTCGTTATACAAGTGCAGGTATGACAAATCAACTACAGTAATAGAAAGCAGTAACTTACCAACACTAGCTTTCAAAAAACTCTGTATTAGGTATGAGAAACCGGGATAGAGTTGGTACGAGAAGTGGCCCGGTACCTTTTACATCAACTGGTGAGAGTTTCGTTGTTTTACATCAGTCATAAATTTTAATAGAAAGGAGTGCTAAAATGGTACATATTCTTACACATAATGATTTGGATGGTTATAGTGCTGCTTATGTAGTACAACAACATTTCGGTGAAGAAAACTGTGACATTGAACACTTCAATTATGACCGAGACCCAGATTTTTCTAACATTAGTGAAGGTGATAGAGTGATTATTACAGATTATTCTTTCACAAATGAACAATATCACGAATTATTAGAAAAAGTAGGTACTTTCGGTCAAGTAATTTGGTTAGACCATCATATCACAGCAATAAATCGTTACAAAGATGACCAGGAGTTAGAATTAAATGGTATTCGTAGTACGAGGTTCTGTGGTGCTGCTCTAGCCTATTTATTTTTTGAAGCAAATGTCACACAAAGCGAAGTCGATAGAATGGCTTATGACCAATTAGTTGAAATGTTACCATATTGGTTACAATTAGTTGATGCTTGGGACTGTTGGAAATTAGATAGTCCAGTTAGAAAAGAGGCTGAGTTATTAAATATGGCTTTAGCTAATCAGTTATCTATTCCACTAATTGACGAGATGGTAAATAATCCAGATTTAATTGACGACTACATTGAAACAGGTAGAACATACACAGAATTTAGAGATAGTTGGGCTTCTCATTTTAGAGAAAAGTACATGTTTAAAAGAATGTTGAGTGGATGGTTATTTAATACAGAACGTGATATTAACGTAGCAGTACTTAATATTGGATGTGCTAGTTCAGTATATTTTGGAGAAACCATTGACGAGGTTGATGTATGTATTACAGAATGTTTTAATGGAAGACAATGGGTAGTATCTTTCTATTCTAATAAGGAAGATATTGATTGTTCTTACGCTGCTAAAGTATTTGGTGGTGGAGGACATAAGGGTGCTGCTGGGTGTACATTTAATCAGCAACAACCACCAATTTCCGAGGGAAACACGGAAATTTTTAGGAAAGGAGAAAATTTAAGATGGCAAAATTTAAAAATGAAAACGGAGAAGAATTAGATTTAGATGCTATATTAGCAGAAGATGGTGAATATCAAGCTGCTTTTGATAAAAAGATAGCAAAAGCATTAGAAAAGAATAAAGCCGACATAGATGCAGAGGTAAATAAAAAATTGGAGGCAGCATTAGCTGGTAGGGAAGAAGAAATTAGAAAAGCAATTCAAGAGGACATAGATGCTAAACAAAAAGAAGCTGAGGAAATGGCAAAATTAACTGAGGCTGAAAAATATAAAAGAGAAATAGACAAAATAAATCAAAAATTAGCTGAGGCAGAAAAGAAAAATGCAATAAATGATAGAGAAAAAGCTGTTGATAAATATATTAAAGAAAAAGGTTACGACAGAGATGCAATTCTTGAATTCGTTGATATATCTACATTACCTGATACATTCCAAGATAGAATTGATGGTATAAATGAAAAATTACAAGAAAGAGTTAATAAAGCAGTTAATGAAAGACTAAAAGATGTTGATGAAAAAGTACTTGGAAATAAAGGTGGAAAAGGTGGAGATGGTATCGACTTTGATTTCAATTTCCAAAGCAAAAAACCTGTCCAAAAATAGGAGGTTAATATGTTAAACATATTGGAAAATTTGAAGGTTCAAACATATCTTAATAACCAAAACTTTGATGGAGAAACAAATCAATATTTAGCTACATTAAAATTTAATGAGTTATATACTCCAGAAGAATTTATGTCTATTAAGAATAATGTTGATAAATATAATGTTTTAAATGAAGCAAATAAGAAAAATCCTACAGCAGAAGTATCAAAAGTTTTACAAGAGTTATCACAAGACATTTTATATCAAACTGGTCAAGATGCTAGTAAGATAAATCTAAATTCGTTAAATACTACACAAAAGCTAGAAGAAATTTTTATGAATACTGAATTACGTTCAAAAAATGACCTTTATGTTGATGTAGATTATGACGATTATAAAGAAAGTTCAAATTTTGTAAAATGTAATGTTGTAGGTCACGATTGTCCATACGCTTATGGTATAGCATCTAACGCTAGATTGGTTATAACACCTAATGGAACAATAATAACTACAAAAAATGCATTATACAGAAAATAGAAAGGAGTTATTATGGAAATAATAAAACAAAGATGTAAAGAGTGTGGAGAATTTTTTAATATTGATGAAAAGGAACAATTATGGTATAAAGAAAAAGGTTTCTCATTACCTAGAAGATGTTATTCTTGTAGGTCTTTGAGGAGAAAGAAAATTATTGGAAGGGAGGATATTGACTATGGGAAGAAGAAAGACTTTAGACGTTAATGAAACTCTATCTCAGGAGACACCAAAAGTTCAAGAAGAATTATTAGAAGAAATTATAAATCCTGATGATAACCAGGAGAACCAGGTTGAACCAGGTGAAGAACAAAAAGAAGAAATGAATAATTTATCTATCGAAGAAGAAAAAGTTGAAAATTTTGAACCTGGTGATACAGTTAGATTAAAACCTGATGTGAAATTTGACCTTTTAGGAAGAAGAATACACGCTGGTTTAAAAGGTTATAATTACAGAATATTATCTGTTAGAGTTGATGGCATGTTAGTTATTGAATGTTTAACTCATTGCTTTACTGTTCAACCTACAGATGTAGATAAAATTTAAAGAAAGGAGGTACCTAATATGATTAAAAATAAGAAACAATATATTGATATGACTGACTATGAAAAAGACCCAGTGGCTGGAGAAGTTAAAATAGAGGCGATGCAAGTAAAACATACTCCTATGGGTACTACTGTAGAACCTGCCAAATTTAAAATTGGAGATAAGGTAACAACTACAGAGACTGTGGATATGGACAATGTTACAATCCCAGAAGGTATAGTACTTACTGTTATGGGAATTATAGGCGACGATATGTACAGTTGTGTTGGTCCAGAAGGCTTGATTATTAGACAAAATGGAGCATATTTGGAGAAAGTAAAGGAGGATTAGTATGAACGAATTTATTAGTATTGAAATTTTAGGTACAATTGGGGGATGTTCACTTATAATCACATTACTTACACAAATTTTCAAAAAATATTTACCAGAGAAATTAGATACTAAATGGTTAGCATTGGTATTTTCTATAATAGTTGGTGTACTTAGAATTGTCTATGTTGGACAATTTGATTTTGCCGGTATAGTATCTGGTATCATTAACATGTTCATACTTTTAGGTACTTCTATTGGTATCTATGAGGTAGGGAAAGGCCTTTTGAAAGGAGGACAATAATATGGAAGACGAGAATGTAGAATTAACTCCTGAGATGGAGGCAGAACTTTCAAATAATGAAGGAGGAGAAGAATAATGGGATTTAGTAGTTTAATATCTCAAACCGTTCTAGCTGATAGTTCAAATTACACTAAAGGTAGAAATGGTTACAAAATTTGTAAATTCACTCCTCACCACATGGCTGGTAAATTAACAGGGACTCAATGTGCAAGATTATTTCAAGCCTCATCAAGAAACGCATCTGCTAATTATTGTATTGGTTATGATGGTGAAATAGTTGGAAATGTTGACGAAAACAATAGGGCTTGGACAAGTTCAAATAGAACTAATGATTTTCAAGCGATAACTGTAGAAGTTGCAAATAGTACATTAGGTCCTAATTGGGAAATTTCAGACAAAGCTTGGAATGCTTTAATTAAACTTGGTGTAGATGTTTGTAAAAGACACGGTTTTAGAATGGAATACAATTCTCAACCTAGTGGTTCTTTGACTAGACATAATATGTTTGCTAATACAAATTGCCCTGGTCCATATTTACAAGGTAGATTTAATGAATTAGCAAAAGCAATAAATGACAAATTAGATGGTAAAGACACTTCTGGAGATAATACACCATATCAAGGAACAACTGAAACTAATTATACGGTTAAAGTTACAGCTGATGTTCTTAATATTAGACAAGGTCCTGGTACAAACTATGGTATAACTAGTTCAATTAAAGATAAAGGAACATATACGATAGTTAAAGAAAGTCAAGGTCCTGGAGCTACTCTATGGGGTAAATTAAAATCTGGAGCTGGTTGGATTTCATTAGATTATACTGACAAAAAATCTACTGGGACAACATCTGGATTTAAACTTGGTTTATATGTAGTAAATACTCCATCAGGTTTAAATGTTCGTAAAGGTCCTGGTACAAGTTATGGAATAGTTAAAACGTATAAAAATGGTACGAGATTTGATACTTATGAAATTTCTGGTGACTGGGCTAGAACACCTAGTGGATGGGTAAACTTAAAATATTGTTCATTAGTTCGAGCTTACTAATTGACAATGTAAACATTATATTATAAAATACTATTAGAATATATTATTGTCTAATGAGAGGACGAATGAGGAGAAACATTCTAAATCACAATGTTATCTTTATTCGTCCAATTTTTAAGATAATAGAAAGGAGAGTTAAATGGCTACAGATTATGATTTAAAAATGTCTCTACCAAATAAGTCATATAATGAAGATGGTTCTACCACAGATTTACTAGGTAATGTTGTACAAAATGCTGTTCCTGAATATGAGAACAAGGCATCATTACCAAATAAATGGTTAAATCCTGATGGCAGTTATTCTACATTATTGGAACTTATTAGTGGAGCAATAGACACCGAATTATTTATTGTTGTAGAAGAATTACCATCTAGTGGTCAAACTAACAAAATATATTTATTGGTTGATGGTGATAACTTAATTGAGTATTTGTGGACTGGCTCAAAATGGGACCCTATTGGTATGGTACAATTTGATTTGTCAAAATATTCTACAACAGAACAAATGAATGAGGCTATAATGGCTGCATTAAATTCTGCAAAGGCCTATACTGATAATAAATTTAATGAAGCTAAAAAATATACAGATGACCAGATACAAGAAAAAATAACTCAAGTATTAGGAGGTGAATATTAATGGCTGATACAAGTAATTTAACTAATTTTTTAACCGATGTAGCTGCAGCAATAAAAGCTAAATTAGGTGACCAGACAGATATACCAGCAAGTCAATTTGACACAAAAATTGGAGAAATTGAAACTGTTGGAACATATCAAGCTAAATCTGTAAATATTACAACTAATGGAAGTCAAACTATAACGCCTGATACAGGGTATGACGCATTATCTAGTATATTGATAAATGTTCAAGTACCAATACCAGCATTACAAACTAAAAATTATGAATTTACACAAAATACTCATATAGTTTTAAGCCCAGAAACAGGGTATGATGGATTTTCTAGCATTGATTTAACTATAAATGTACCAACCATTGATACATCAGACGCTACAGCTACATCAAGTGATATTACAGAAGGTAAAACTGCTTATGTAAATGGTAATAAAATAACTGGTACATATATAGAAGATCCTAATAAATTATATTTTTTTGGTTCAGTATCAGAAATGGAACAATCAACCAAAATACAGAATGGAGTTCAATCAATAGTTTTAACAGAAATATTAAATGAGATTAATACTGCTTCTATATTTGATGAATTAGTTTTTCCAGAACAAATTGTTATGCAAACTCCAATAACTTCTTCATTTAGTACATCATTTAGACGTACTGATAATAATAGTACTGTATCTGCTTATGGTAATAGAACACAATTTAATTTTATAAATCCGAGTTATATAAAATATACTAGCACTAATGGAATTACATATAATAGAACTACATTTACAATTCCAGGAAATGTCGGAACTATAACAGGAGATACTGTTAAATTTGTTACATCATTTAAGTATAGTAATACAGGTGGTTGGTATGATGAGGTTTCTAAATTTTTGAGAACAAAATCTTATCAATCAGATTTATATTTAAAAGAAAATGATGATTTTACATTAATTGAAGCTCAAAAAAATAAATTATTAGATTTATCAAAATTATATTATCATGATACTGATGTTACATATTATAAATTATCAAACATATTCGATACGTCACATGTTAAAGATGTAACAAGTATGTTTGATAGTTGCACTAATTTAGTAACATGTGATTTGAGCAATTTAGATTTTAGTAATATCACAAGCTTGGCTACCATGTTTTGGGGTTGCAAACATTTAACGACTATTGTTTTTCCTAGTACAATAGACACATCAAAAGTTACCACAATGGCTGAATTATTTGGAAGTTATGGAAGTTATTGTCCTAATTTAGATGATAATTCTTTGAATAGTATATTGTTAATGTGTGCAAATGCTACATCTTATACTGGTACAAAAACATTAAGATATTTAGGAATAACATCCGCAGAGGCAACTACTTGTCAAAGTTTAACAAATTATCAAACATTTTTAGATGCTGGATGGACTACTGGATATTAGAAAGGGGAGTGATAACTAATGGCGAGAATAAATAATTTAACGAATTTTTTAAATGATGTTGCCACAGCTATCAAAACAAAGCTCGGGGATAATACAAGTATCCCCGCAGCAGAGTTTGATAGTAAAATAATGGAGATAGAAACTGCTGGTAACTATCAAACGAAATCCATTAGTATAACAACTAATGGTAATTATACACAATTACCTGATACTGGTTATGATGCAATGGACCAAGTAGTAATTAGTGTTAACGTACCTCAAACTGGAGGAGATGTAAAACTGTTTAAAACTATAGAAGAAATGCGAGCTGATACAACTGCAAAAGAAGGAGATTTAGCAGTAGTTTACAGAGAAGAAATACAGCCAGTAACAGAAGAAAATGAATTTAGTAGTTGTATATTCCCAAATACAGTAGTGTTAGACGAAGCGTTTACAGGTAACGTTTATGGAAGATTTAGAGCAGTAGACCACAGTGTAATGTTTGATGGGAATGTAGATATGTCATCATCAAGGTTTAGATTTGATGGTTGGGGTGAAAGTAGTCAAATAAGAGTAGAATATACTTCACAAGATGGAATAACATATACAAGAACTGATGGTGGAGAAGAACTACAAGAATTTGGTACAACCATTAAATGGACAAGCATGGGTGGTCCATTCAATAATGTAATTGGAAACTTTATGAAAATAGGTGGAAATTATTTTGATGGGTTATATGAATACACTGAATTTAAAGATAAATATTTTCAATTACCTATTGTAGATGGGGCTGATGACACATCTCGTGTACCTTATGATTATGACAATACTATTATAGATTATGCTGAATTTATTAATTTAGCCGAAAATTATTTATTTGATAGTATGAATGGGGATAGATATTGTATAGGAAAGTTTAATAATAAATATTATATTATAGAAAGAACCATTAAAACTGGTTATGAAGATGGATATGCTTTGGGAGTAATTGAAACAAGTGCTAAGACATATAGTTTGGCTTTGAGACATAATGGTGATAATATTCCTTCTCTTATATTTAATGAATTAGACTTAGACACTTATACTATTATTAACACCCAAACTGTGACTTTTAATGAAGTAGGCAGTACTTATGATGGTTATAAATGGTATTATAATTCAAATATTACTATGAATTGTTTACCTATTATAATGGACAGCAATAATGGTTTTAGATGTTCTGTTTATTATGATATATTACCTTTAAATGGTAATACTCGTACAAGTTATTTTATAGATGATTTGATAAACTATGTACCTTATTATAAATATTCTATAGCAAAATCACAATTAAATGCAACACCAGATTATGTATATGAAAAAACATTTTATGGTAAAAATGGTGTAGAAAATGGAACATTAACAACAAGTGTAAGTAATTCATTTACAGATGTAAATGCCGAAGTATATGCCAAAATTCAAGTACAATATAATAATATGCAACCAAGAATATTAACAGACCAAGATAAAGATATTGATAAGAATATAATAACTATACCAAGTAAAACAGATGGAACACCTTTATTAAATACAAGTAATGTGACTAATATGGTTTATATGTTTAGTGGTTGTTCAAGTTTAACAACAATACCTTTATTAAATACAAGTAATGTGACTAATATGGGTTATATGTTTAGTAGTTGTTCAAGTTTAAACAATGAAAGTTTAAACAATATATTAGCAATGTGTACAAATGCTGTAAAAATAACTTCTAATAAAACTTTAAAGCGTATAGGTTTAACAGAAGAACAAGCGAATATTTGTAAAACATTAAGTAATTATCAAGATTTTGTAAATGCAGGTTGGACAACAGGTTATTAAAATAATAATTAACGAATTTGTTTACTTTCATAATTCTTTATGATATAATATTATAAAGGAGAAAAAGAAAGTGGATGTTTTACAATTGTTATTAGGTCAAATTCCAGAAGCAATATATTTTGCATTATTTATGATATTTACAAAGAGACTAGATAAGAAACAGATATTATTTACAATTTTAATGATAATAGAATATATTTTATTATTTAATTTTACTCCTGTGACTATCTGGTCTCACATATCATATTTTATTATAACTTATATGATATTAAGATTATTATATCACGAGAAATCACAAATAACAGATATATTCACATTAGGTATAGCGAGTATATTGATGATAATTATATCTACGATTAGTTATATAATAGTTGCTGTAACAATAAAAGACATTATTATTTGTAATATATTAGCTAAAATTATGTTATTTATAATATTGTATTTTATTAGAAACAAATTATATAAAATACAAAATATGCATAAGAAATTTTGGAATAGAAATGATAAAATACCAAAACCTATGAAATCAATTACATTTAGATGTATAAATTTAGTTTTGTTCAATATAATGTTTTTTATAATAAACAATTCTATATTATTTTATATGAGTTGGAGGTGATTTACTATGAAACCTTGGAGAAGTTGGTTTCTATTGTTTGATGTTGAAGAAGGAGAATAAGATATGGAAAAATTTAGGAAAATTCTTCCTAGTCTTATCTTCAACATAGCAGAAACAATAATTATAGCTCTGATGGGTATATTGTTGAAACTACCCATCAATTATATCATTTTAGTAATGTTAACATTTATGATTGCAAGAGGTTTATTTGGTAAGTCACTTCATTTCAAAACTTGGTACAGATGTTTAGTGTGGAGTGCTCTAATAATGTTAAGTTTATTTGTATTATTGAAAGTAGATTTAGTAGTATCAATTACATTTGCAATATTTGCTGCTTTCATAATGACTGGTAAGTCTAACATATATGATATGTATTTATGGAAAAATTATGATGAACCTAGCAAATATCAAGATATTATAGACTATATAAAATATAATGAACTTGATGATAAGTTATTAGAATTTGAAAGTAAGATTAAGAGGAGAAACAATTTAGAATATTTAATTTACAAGTATAGATTTAAAGATGGCAAAACATTTAATGAGATGTCGGAATTATTGGATATGGACAATCCTAGAATTGTAGAACAACTCGATAAAATTGCATTTGCTATTAGATTATACTGTGGAATATAGGGAATTAACCCTATATTTTTTTTTGTCAATTTTTTGTTTACAGTCAGAATAACCAAATATTTTTTATTTTTATATAATATAACTAATAAAAGATAGGAGGTAAGATTATGTTTGAACCTTATAATATGTATAATCAATATGGTATGTACAACCCATATCCTAATTATAATCAACAATTACAACAAAGACAAAATCAGCCTACATATAAACCACAGACAACTGCCCTACAAGGTAAGGTAGTGGATAGTTTAGATGTTGTAAAAGCCGCTGATATTCCTTATGATGGTAGTGTAAGTTATTTTCCATTAACAGATAATAGTGCTATAATAACTAAACAATTACAACAAGATGGTACTAGTAAAGTAATTATTTACAAACCAATATCTAATGAACCGGAAGAAAACAAACCTAAATATGTTACAGAAAGTGATTTGGAAAAACAATTAAAAGATGTAAATAGTAAGGACATCAAAGATATTAAAGAAGATATAAAAACATTAAAACGAAAGTTAGAAGATATTACAGATGACATAAAGTATAAAAAGGAGAAATAGTTATGAACCCTGTAAATGTAATAAAACAATATATGATGAAAGGTTTTACTCCAAAAGGTATATTACAACAAATGAATATCCGTAATCCGATTTTGAGTAATGTTATTGGAATGGCTCAAAATGGAGATACAAAAGGTGTTGAGAATTTTGCTAGAAATATCTGTAAACAAAGAGGTTTAGATTTTGATACTGAATTTAGTAAATTCAAAAACACATTACAATAGTTATTATTTGCAAATAATATAAATATTTTAAAAAAGGAGGTAAATTTATGAACTATGAAAATGGTGGTTTATCTGCCTCTGACGTAGCTCTAATTCAAGACAGAAACAATGGTTTCAGTAATGGCTTTGGTGGAGATGGCGCTTGGTGGATAATCTTATTTCTAATCTTCGCGATGGGTGGCTGGAACAATGGTTTTGGTGGCTTTGGTGGAGGTTTCGGAGGAGACAATATGTATCCTTGGTTATCTAATGGACAAAAAGAAATTATGCAAAACACAAATAATGGATTTAATACATTACAATTAGGAAATCAATTAAATGATATTTCTAATGGAGTTCAAAATGTAAGTACTCAATTATGTAATGGATTTGCTGGGGTAAATCAAACAATAAATTCTGGATTTGCTAACGCAGAAAGTTCTGCTAACGCAAGACAAATGGCAAATATGAACCAAAACTTTGCAAATCAAACAGCTATGCTACAAGGATTTAATCAAATCAGTTCACAATTTGCTGATTGTTGTTGTGAAAATAGATTAGCTAATTGTCAAACACAAAATATAATTCAAAACGAAGGTAACGCGACTAGATTTGCTGACGCTAATAATACAAGAGATATTATCACTAATGCTACATCTAATACACAAGCTATACTTGATAAATTGTGTCAATTAGAATTAGATGGTGTTAAAGCTCAAGTTGAAGCTAAAAATGATAGAATAGCAGAACTTCAAGGTCAATTACAAATGGCTGATTTAAGAGCTAGTCAAACAGCTCAAAACGCATTCATCTCTCAAGGATTTAGCAATGAAGTTGACGCCTTATATAATAGATTAAATAGTTGTCCAGTTCCAACAACTCCAGTTTATGGAAGAACTCCAATATTCACTTGCAACAATAATGGATGCGGATGTGGATGTAATGGAAATTTTTAAGCAAAACCTGATTACAGGACGCTCGAATACGAGAACTTGCTAATTATATAGAAGATAGGCAAGTTGTCTATCTTCTTATTTTATAGAAAGGAAATGGTGGTTATGATAGAAAGTGTACAAGAATTACCTGTAATATTAACTAATAATACCTCATCTGTTACTTTTACAGCTGATGATGTTAGAACTAGAAGTGCTAATTGTTGTAATGGATGGTTATCTCATACACAAGGTTCTCCATTATATCAATTATTGGATGGTGGTTACTATGAGATTATATTAAACGCAAATGTTAGTTCTGCTACTCCAGGTATAGTAGCTCTAGGTTTATATGAAGATGGTGTATTGGTACCTGGTTCTATGGTTGCCTCAACTATAACTGCTGCAGGAGATGTAGAAAATTTAAGTTTTACTAAAATTATAAGAGTATGTTGCAGAGCTAGTACAACATTAACTATTTCAAGTGTACCTAGTTTCCCTAATTTAGTTGATTTAACGACTACAGGAATAGATACACAAACTCCTATTATAGTTAATGCTAACTTAATAATTAAGAAAATAGCATAGGAGGTGATTATATGGAGGAAGAAAAGAAAGAAGAATTATGTTACCCAGATAATATAAAAGAACTCGTAATCAAAGAATTAAGTCAATTTTCTAATGATGAATTAGACAAAGATGACTTAGATACAATATATAAATTGGTTGATATTGACAAAGATTTAGAAAATATTGACTATTGGAATTGTAAGAAGGAGGTATTAAAAATGAGATATGGTAATTATGGTAACTATGGTGAATACTCTGATGGAGAGTATGGGAATTATGGAAGATATGGTAGATATGGCAGAGAAAAATATGGTAGACACGATGTTGGTGAAGAAATGTTAAACGATATGAGAGATAGTTATGGAGCTTATTCGGAAAGTATGTCTGCTTATAGTAGAGGTAATTATGGAGCTGGTCAAGAAGGTATGAAAGCATTAGAAGATACTATGAGGTTATTTACAGATTTCGCTCAAAAAATGATAAGAGAAACAGAGTCTCCTGAGGCTAAACAAATAATCAAGAAACATTTAAGAAAAATAAGTCAAATGAGTGAGGCTTAATGTATAAATATTATAACGCTAACGAGCATAATAATTTTGTAAATGACTGCGTAATACGAGCTATCTCTACAGCAGAAGATAAAAGTTGGAGTGAAACCTATGATGATTTAAGTCGAATAGCAAAGAACAATGGTATTCTGTTAGATGATGTTAATTTTGTGGAACCTTTATTAGATTATAGATATAATCGAATATCTACATATCCAGGTGAAACTGTTGGAGATTTTACAGAAAGATGTATTATTGGAACTTATTTGGTCACTATGCCAAATCATATAACTACAGTTATTGATGGAGTTGTATATGATACATTTGATTGCAGAGATAGAGAACTATGGGATGTATGGAAAGTAAAATAAAATAATTTAAAAAATTTCATTTTATTTCTTGACATATTTGTTTACTTATTATACAATATAATTAAGAAATAGATATGTCCTGGGGACACGGTGTTATGTATAGGGAATAAATAAACACTCACTTTCATAAGTCCGTAGTAAATGGGATGGGTAATATTTCTATATAATGTAAAAAGTTATGTAGTAAACCCATTTCCGTTTACTACGGACTTAAAATATTTTTATAAGGAGGGATTTGTTATGGCAGCTGTTAATTATGCTGAAAAGTATGAGAGAGCGTTAGCACAAGCTTACCCAAATGTGTTAAACTTTGGTGAGTTATATAATGTAGCAAACAACTCTATTTATACTTTCTTAAATGCCAAAACTATTCACATTCCATCTATTAGTGTAACTGGTAGAAAGAATGTTAACCGTGATGCTATTGACGGTGTCTTCCAAAGAAATGTAGATGATACATACGAAGACAAAACAATGCAATTTTATAGAGAATGGAGTACTTCATTAGACCCAGCAGATGTTGATGATACTAATATGGTATTAACAATTCAAAATGCTACAAAGGTATTTAATGAAACTCAAAAATTCCCTGAAAAAGATGCTTATACAATCTCAAAAATATTTGCAGATTGGTCAGCACAAGGTGGTACACCTAATACAACAGCTTTAACAGTTGATAATGTATTAAACGTATTTGATGCTATGATGGAGGCTATGGACGAAGCATTAGTTCCTTTCTCTGGAAGAATACTATATGTTACTCCAGCAGTTAAAACTCTATTAAAAAATGCATCTCAAATTGGATTAAGACGTCCTGTTGATAACAACAACGGAGCTATCAATAGAATAGTTGATAGATTAGACGAAGTTTACTTAAATACAGTTCCATCAGTACTTATGAAATCTGCTTACAATTTCAATAACGTAGGTTATGAAGTTGCTGATGGTGCTAAACAAGTAAATATGTTCTTAGTTCACCCATCTGCTATAATCACACCATCTAAATATTCTTTCGTTGGTGTTGAAGCTCCAGCAGCTGGAACAAAAGGTGATTACATCTATTATGAAAAAGAATACAGTGATGTATTTATTTTAAATAATAGAACTGCTGCAATAGCTTTCAATATTGCAGAATAATAAAAATTGGAGGTAAATTATGAGTGACGTGGTGCCAATCGTTAAAGATACAGATGTGTTAGATGTTTTTACTAAAGTAAAAAACATTTTAGGACCTGTATATAAAGACGACGATGAAAATATTTTGAAAAGTCAAATTCAAATAATAGCTGACGAAGCTTTATCTGTGTCTAATCGTATGTTTGAAACTACTATAACAGATTTAAAATCAATTGTTGTAGATGTTGCAATAATTTGGTATCAAAATCGTGGTGTAGAAAGTCAAACGAGACAAGATGAACTTGGACAAGCAAATTATTTCATAGACTGGCACCATTACCTTCAAGAAGAAATCGTACGTCACGGAAAGAGGTATGTTATATAATGAAACTCACCAGGCTAGAAGAAATAATTTTACATAAAATTGTAAAAGTTACACTGCCTGATGGGGAACGTACCGATAGTTATGATGAGGGAACACCCTATCAGGCTCTTATTCAATATTTGACAAATGATAGAGTTGCAGTAGCGACCTATGGTGCAGATGTTGATAAAATTCATCGTGTAAGTACATTACATAATGAATTAGAAAAGTTTTTAATCACTAAGGTTAGAAATAAACAAGATAATGTAAGTAATTATGTTATAAAATATAATGGTAATTATTACAATATTTTGAAAGTAAATCCAAGATGGCTTGAAATGAAATGGAGGTAATCCTATGGCTAGACAGGCAAGATGGAACAAATCATTTTGGAAGAAGATGGACCATTTAGAGCGAATGGAACAAATTGCTGACCAACCAATGTTACAGATTATGTCCGAAGAGGTTGGAAAAGTTGAAGGTGTAATGTTAAGTGAGACACCAGTAAGATTTGGTGGATTATTACAAAGTCATTATGCGTATATAACTGAAACACCTACAGGTTATTCTGGTAGAGTTGGTTATGATAGAGGTCAACATATAAATTTGGACCCAAATTTGGAACCTGGCGAAAGTCAATATGATGATGAAACTAACCCTGAGGTTATGGATTATTTATCTACACATCCAAAAAGAGAAGCTCAAGTAGCTGAAATTGAAGAGGCTATGGAACAATACCCTATAAATTGTAGGGAAAGAATATTGGAATGGTTCAAATCGGAAGTCAAAAAATGATGGAGGTATGTAATGAACAAAACTAATGGTTTTCGTATAATGATACAAGATAAATTAAATGAGATAGGCGACCTTGAGTGTGGAGTTATTGTTGGAGACGATATGATAGAAGAAGGTAAGTATTATTTTGGTTACAGATTAAATACTATCGGAAATCGTCATAATTTGGATTACTCCAATAAAAACGAAATGCGAGTATTAACTGGTTATTTATCTACAAAAGGTGGTTCATTGTCCGATTTAGATGCTTTCACAGATAAGATTGTAGATAAATTGGAGGAACTACGTTTTCTTGTGTCAACAAACGATATTACTACATTAGATACTACTGTTAGAAAAGTTCTTATTACCGGTTCAGTTAGATATGATTATCTTGATGGTTTATTAAAGTAATCAAAAATGGAGGAACGACGTTCAAACCTGGGAGATTTTAAATTTTAAAGAATATAATATCATTATTGAAAAATTATAAAAGGAGGTATTAGTATGGACCCAGATGCAAAAATCCAAATCGCCACTATGGGCACAAAATTGGAGGTTAAAGTTGGTTCTGGAGATTATGTTAGATTATATGGTTTAGCAAGTACTCCAGATTTTGGTGGGGAACCAAATACTATTGATAGTACTACTCTTGATAATACAGAGTATGAAACAAATGTATTAGGATTACAACCATCAAATGTATTAAGTTATGAATTTAATATGATGGCGTTAATCGCTCAAACAGATAAAGATGGTAAAGCTGTTGAACATAACTTAACATATATCAAAAATCTTGTTGATAATAAAACTGTTGCACATTGGAAACTTACAAAAGCATCAAAAGTTACATTTGAATATGACGCTATTGCTAAGCTTCAATTCAATGCTGACGAACAAAGTGCTATTGAGAAATTTACAATGTATCACAGCTTAAAATCAAAAATAACTGTTACTGTTCCTGCTGTTACACCAGCTGGTAATTAGTAAATCAATAAACCGGCTGTACACCATCTATCACAGGTTTCCCTGGTTTTCTCCACAGGTTTTAGAGTGATAAATTATATTATATTGGAGGAATTTTATTATGGATAATGAGTTAATTGTTACAATTGGAGACAAAGAGCTTCATTTTAAATTAAAATCACAAGTTATTGTGACATTAGAAAAAGTATATGGTAAAAATATTTTTGAGATATTCCAAGACTTATCTTTTACTTCTATGCAAAGAATTTTCTGGGAGGCTTTATCAAATAAAGAATTAGCTGGCAACGCAGATGATGTAATGGATTTATTATTAACTAAGTATACCCTTGTAGAATTGGGTAATGATTTATTACAGCAATTAGCTGTTAAATCAGGCATATTAAAACCACAAGACGTAAACGAAGCAAAGGATATGAGCGTTGAAGAACTAAAAAACGACTAGAAGAGTATGAATATGACCCATTAGCTGGATTTCATTTTGTACACGATTTATATTGTGAACTAACAAGATTAGGTTTTGGGTTAGAAGAATTATATAATTATTCTTGTAAGGAATTATTATTCATACTCAAGTATAAACGAGAAGGTTTAGCGTATGAACTTTGGAGACAAGGTACAATGTCTCGTGCAGCTATGAGTAAAGAATTTCCTGGTAAAGTGGAGAAAGCTATACCTGAGTTATTTGAAAAACAACAAGGAGTACCTCTTGAAAAATTACCACCTGAATTTAAGGACATGTTCGTACAAAATGTACAAGAACAAGTCAATAATAAAAATTACAGATAGGAGGTGGCTTAATTGGACGATAATGATAATATGAAATATGGTATTGAGTTTGATGCTCAAATAGGAAAAGGCTTTAGTAGTACAATCGGTAAAGTTAAACGCGAAATTGGAAAAGTTCCAGAAGAGCGAACTTTAAGATTTTCTGCTAAAGCCAATTTTAAGCATTTAGACAAAGATATGAAAGACTCGCTAAAAACATTTGAACATTTACAGAAAAAGATGACTGGAAAAGGTTTATTAGGTGCGACAAATCCTATAAAAGGTTTAGCGAATTATGTGTTTGGTGATAGAAATAAATTTAAACAGTTAGACAAAGCTTTTGAACATACAAAACTTCGTGCTATTCAAGCTAGACAAGAACAATATAAAACATTAAAGAACTTGATGGGTACGAAAGATATTGAAGATAATAACTTTTCAGACGAAAGTTTAATGGGCCAAACATCAAAAGCGTATGCTGAACAAGCACAAGTTATTGATGACTTAAATACTCAATTGGAAGAACTTCGTAAACAAAAAGAAGAATTATCACAACAAAAACTTGAAATGAAAATGTTACCAGATGAAGAAAAAGTTGTAGCACAAATCAATACTGTAATGACAGCGATGGACAAGTTAAGAGCTAAAATTGAGCGTTATAAGAAAGTAGATATTAGTGGAGAACAAGCTCAAAAGCAAATAACAGATACGAGTAATAGAATTTACTCAAAAACTGAACAATTAACAAGAGTTGCAATTGGTCATTTCAATAATACTGGTACAGATAAAATGTACAGAGAATTAAGAAAAACGATAAATGACAGTATGAAAGACCAATTAGAACAATTAGATGATGTTAAAAATCAATTAGAATTTTCACAACAACAATATGCTGGTTATTTAGGTACTATTAGCGAATTAAAAGATATACGAGATACTAAAGTTAGAGATTTAACTGCAGAAGAACTTATTGAATTAAAAGGTGCTGAAAAAGCTGTAGAAACATTAGACGATAAAATTAGAGAATTAAGTACTAGAAAAAATAAGATAGAGATTTACACAGACGTAAATAAAAAACAATTAGACAAAATGACAGCTTTATGGAAAAAGAGAGCTGAAATAAATACAGCTGATGGTAAATCATATAACAGAAATAATGCAGAAAATTATTTCGCTGGTGGTAAAAATACGTTAATGAATTTACAAGACACTTTATCAAATAAAGTTACTGGTACAGTAAGTTCTGGTTATATTAAAGATTTAGAAGACCAATTGGAGTCAGCTAGAAAGAAGAAATTAGAGTTAGATGATACATTAAGAAATGTAGTTCCAATGAACGAAAGTAATATTCAAGATGTAGAACAAAAAATCGCCGATACAGAAAAGGAAATGAAAGACGTAGAAAAGAATATAAAATTAGCGAATGGTACATCTGCTGAATTAGAAAAACGTTGGAAATTATTAAATGGTGAACTAGCTGAATTAAGAAATCAATGGCAATTATTAAATGAAGATATGCAAACCAATCCGTTAAAAGAAAATTTCCGTTCTGATGATATGCAAAAAGAAAATGGATTATGGGACCAAATAAATTCAAAAGCTACAAAATTCTGGCAAATATTTAAACGTAATAATGCTATTACTAGATTAGGTAAAAGAATTTTAACACAAATTCGTAACACTATCGCTAATATGATTAACCCTTTGAATTTATTTACTAAAGGTTGGAACTCTTGGTTAGACAGAGTTGAAAATAAACAACTTAAAAATACGTTTGAAATGATTAAATATAATCTTGTTACTGCGTTTGAACCATTATTTGAAAAATTTGCACAATTTTTATTAAAAGTAGCACAAGTAGCAAATATATTCACAAAGAAATTCGCTGGTGTAGATTTATTTGATAGCAAAGATTGGAAAAAGAATAAAGCAATGTTAGACCAGATAACTGCTAGTTTTGATGAATTACACAATGTAGGAGAAAATACCGATACAATATTTGATAGTGGAAACTTTAAAATGGAACCATTATCAGACGAACAAGTTAAATTCTGGGAAGGTATGGCTGATAAGGTTGCAAAAGCTTGGGAAGGTGTAAAAAATGTATTTCAATGGATTATAGACCATTGGAAATGGTTAGTTGCTGCTTGGGCAGGTTACAAATTAGCTAAATTCTTTGGACAATTAACAGACTGGGGTAAAAACTTTGGTGGATTACTAAAAGGATTATCATTAAGTAATCTATTGACTGGTTTAGGTATAGCCATAGGCTTAGCTACTACATTATATGGTATTTTCCAAGATATAAAATTAGCACAAAAATGGAACCAGATGACACCAAAAGAAAGAAATAAAACAGCGGATAAAGGTGATGCTGCAATTGGTATCGGTGGAGGTATTCTTGGTGGTATAGCAGGAGCTAAAATTGGAGCATCAGCGTTAGGTGCTAGTTTAGGTTTAACGGCTGAGACAGGAGCTGCAGTAGGTGTTGCAGTAGTAGGAGGTATCGCTTTAGGTATTTCTGGTACAGCTAATGCAATAACGGCTGCTACACACGGTGACTTTGATATGGTAGAAAAAGAAAGTAAGAAGGCTGGTACTGGTTATGGATTAGCGATTGGTGCTGCTGTTGGTACAGCTATATGCCCTGGTATTGGTACAGCTATTGGTGCTGGTGTAGGAGCATTAGTTGGATTTCTTGGTGGTACTGTTGTTGGTAAAGTATCAAGGTTTTTCGGTGATATGGGTGGAGACTTTAGCAAATTAAAAGTTTCTGCAGATGATTTGAAATGGGCTACAGAACAATACAATACAGCTTTAGGTAATGAATATCAAGCTTTACAAGATTTAAAAGGTATGGAACAAGCTACAGGACAATCTGGTGAAGCATTATATAAACAAGTAGAAAATGGAACTATTAAATATGGTGATTTAACTACTGAACAAAAGTTATTGGTAAAAGCTTATGAGAATTATCAAGACTGTGTAAAAAATACAGCTGATGCTTTAAAACAACAAACAGACTATGAAAACGCTATACTTAAAGATAAAGCAAAAGAAAGTGGAGATTATAGTGAATTTATCGCTAGTATGCAAGATGCTACAAATAAAGGTGTATATTCAAGTGAAGAAATGCAAGATAGATTATCACAAGTATATGCTACGTTAAGTAAAGATGAACGTGAAGTATTTCTATCACAAATACCAGAAGATATGCGAGAAGGTGTACAACAAGGTGCAGAACAATATTATTCTGACTGGGAAAAATTCAAAATTAACGCTGGTAAGAAATGGGAAGATTTCAAAGAAGGCTGGGGTAAATTTTGGGGTGGTGTTGGAACCAAATTAGGTGAAATTGGTCAAGGCATCGCTACTACAGCAGGTAATATTTGGGACGGTATGAAAACTACAGCTGGTAATATTTGGAAATCTATTGAAATTGAAGCTATAACTGCTTGGGATGCTATAAAAGAAAGTGCTATAGGACAAAAGGTAGCAGAAATCGCTACTAAAGTTGGTGAAAAATGGGAAGAAATTAAAACTAAAGCTGGTGAAGCATGGGAAACTGTAAAAACTACAGTTGGAGAAAAAGTAGAAACCCTAAAAACCAATTTAAGTGAAAAATGGGAAAACATTAAAACTAAGGCCGGAGAAGTTTGGGATAATGTTCAAACCAAAGCTAGCGAAATTTGGGGAAATATTAAAGAAACAGTAGGCGGTAAGGTTGAAGAACTTAAAACTAAAGTACAAGAAAAATGGGAGAACTTAAAAACAAAAGCTGCTGAAACTTGGGATAATATCAAAAATAAAGCTAGTGAAACTTGGAATAACATTAAAAATTCAGCAATTGGTCAAAAAGTTAGTGAAATCGCTACAAACGTTAAAAATAAATTTGATGAAATTAAAACTAATTTATCTAATAGTTGGAACACTTTAAAAACTAATGCATCTACAGCTTGGAATAATATTAAAAATTCTATTGTTGATGGAGCTAAAAATGCATGGGAAGGTGCTAAAGGTTTCTTCTCAAAAATTGGAGAAGGAGTAAAATCTGCTTGGGAAGGTATAAAAGGTTTTGCATCTGACACAGGTCAAAGATTTGGTAATTTCTTCTCTGGTAAAGGTTTCAAAACAGACGAAGAATATGATGAGTTCCAAAAGAAACACCCAAGTTATGATGTAGGTACAAATTATGTACCAAACGACCAATTAGCGTATGTACACAAAGGTGAAGCAATTATACCTGCTAAATATAATAAACCAGTATCTCTTGATAATACAGCTACAAATAGAACTAATGAAGAAATTAGAAATCTCGTAAATCAAGTTAGAGAATTACAAAGTATGGTAGCTCAAGGTATTAAAATAAATGGTGAATTTGTACAAAGAGGTGCAGATTTAGTCGCTACAGTAGAAAGAGCTAGTAATAAAGTAAGTAATGGTATATTAAGCCAAAAGCAATATGCTAGATAGGAGGTTATTATGAGTACACAGATGAGTATGTTTTTCAAAGAAAACGCATTTGCTCCATTATTCTTAATAAATGGTAGTAAATTCTTATGGCAAGACCCACAAGGTAGATATTGGACAGAAACATATCACGGTCAAACGTACAATACTGTTAATAACCCCGCGAGAGATTATGTTGAAAAATCCGAACAATTAGTTCGTTCAACCAGAGATGCAAATGGCCGAGTTATATCTCAAAAAATCAATAGAAGATTAAATAAATTTGACAGTTTAACTTGGCCATATCTTTCTCGTAAATCAGTACAATGGTTAAAGAAACAAATTGCAAAATTTGATTGTGAATTATCATACTGGGACGATGAAGATGAATGTTGGAGAAAACGAAGTTATTATTGGGGAGATTTTGAAGCTACTCCTTGTGAATGGGAGACAGTTAATGTAGGTGGTATGTATATTAAACGACCTACGTGGTATAAAAATGTTAAATGTAACTTAATAGACAAAGGTTTTTGATTACCACTAACCTATCTATTTACATGACCAAAAAACAAATAGACATAATTATATATTAAGGTATAATTAGAAAGGAGGCAAAAATGGATTTAACAGAAGAACATTTGAAAGCTAGACTTAGACAAGAAGGTTATATGGAAATTATGATGTATATACCAGATACAAATATTCAAATTTCTAGTGTTAGCTCAAGTGATAAATTATCATATTGTAATATAGACGCTATAAAAGATATTAAACAATATACATCACAAACAATCGCTACATTAGAAGAAAACTTATGGTTATTAAATGGTTTATTTCCAAATATTTTGGAAGGAACATATACTCCTGGTTATATATCAAATTCTATGTCCGATGAAAATGGAGATTTTGAAACAAATCCAAGAGTAGTTGTTAATCTAGCAAATTCTTCTACAGTGGAATTTTTCTCACTTATGTTAAATCCTGCTGTGCCTACTGGTTACCCAATTACAATAAATTTACATGCTTATAGTGGAGATACATTATTAGATACATTTACGACAGATACGGAAGATGTGGAAACTCTACCATCTGTCGTTTTTGAATTAAACTTAGATAATGTTACACGATTAGAAATTGAATTTGTGGGTACTAGAGTAGGTCACAGGAGAATAAGGTTGTCCACTGTATTATTTGGAAAAATGATTTATATAAACCAAGATGAGTTAGTTCATGCAGACTTTATGGATAAAACATCATACGCTTGTGATACATTACCATCAAGAACTTTTAAATTTGACTTAAACAATTATAGTCATTTATACGATGTAGATAATCCAGATAATGGATACATTTCATTGGATAAACAAACTAGAGTTCAATTTAGAAATGGTTATAATGTAGCAGGTTATGAATATGATGATAATGGTAATGTTGTAATGGAAGATATGGTAGAAGATTATATTGAAGAAGTACCAGTATTAGACCCCGAAACAGGAGAACCTACTTATGATGAAGATGGCAATCCAATTGTAGAATACCAACATCATACAAGAGTATTGGTTCCAAATGCTTATCCAAAAGTAAATAATGAAGATGGCAGTGTAGAAATCGCTTGGGACGATTGGAAAGAATTAAGACTTATGAGTGTATATGCTAATGGAGATGAAACAGCTACATTTGAATGTGGTTCTGTATTAGACAGTATGGAAGAAATATTTACACACGAATATTTTAATGGAGAAGATAGAACTGTTGGAGAAATTGTACATCAATTATTAGTATTCCAAGGACTAGATGATAGCGTTATTGAATGGTCAAGTGATGGTATAAAAGTTCCAACTAATGGAGTTCCATACGAACAATGGTCTGATACAAGTTATAGAGATTATCAAATTGGAACTGTGTTACCAAACGCTTCTTGTAGAGAGATTATTCAATTACTTGCATTTAGTATTGGAGCTACGATATTGATAAAAGATAATGGTAAAATTAAATTCGCTAATTTAGATATTACAAAACCTGAAACATTTACACATCAATTTGAGTGGAATTACTCTGACTTTGAGGCTATTCCAGATGCAGAACAATTAGATAGTATAGAAAGATTAGAAGATTTGTCATTACCAAAATATCAAAGCTATCAAGACCGAAGTGAAGGCGTAAAAGAGATTACAAAAATTGATGTATCTGCGATATATAATGATGTATCATATCAAGAATGTTCACCAACTGGTGCAAGTTTAGTTATTGAAGAAGGAGAAACTACAAACGCATCTGTACAAAGTGTAGAATTATATACTAGAAACGGTTTAATTCAAGTTAGTGGTTTAAGCGAAGGTGAAACTGTACATGTTGCAATTTATGGTTATCCAATAATAACTACTCGTAAACAAGAAAGAAGTGTTACATCTAGTACATTAGTGTTAGATACACAACTTATGCGAAATGATATGAAAAGTTGGAATGCTAATGGTACTGTAAAAGATACAGATTTAATTAAAAAGAAATATTTAAAATGGTACCAAAAGAAATTCAAATATAAATTAACAACTAGAGGAGAACCTCTTGTAGACGCAGGAGATTATGGAATTATACAAACACAATTTACAGAAAGAATGCCTGTATATATACTTCAAAATCATTGGACTTTTGATGGTACTTGGGCAGGAGATATGGAGGTGATTTCACTTGGTTAATGAATGGATTACACCTATTTATGATAGAAATTACTCAGATATTCAAGATGTACAATATGACCCAACTATGGAAAATCCAAAAGGATGTTATAACGCGATAGATTTAAACAGAATTGAAAATAACACAGCGTATTGTGCAGAATATATGTTAGAACATAGAATAATAAGAGTTATGCCTCAAATAACTTGTAAAACTAATTGGAATGGTGATGATATTCCAACGACTACAGATATGAGACGTATAATTCATAATGTTATGGCTTTAATGGAATTATCTAATCCAATGATTTTTGAAGACTTACCAACGTTAAAAATAGCAACACAAATAAATTTTAGTTTAGCCAATGATATTGAAAGAGCGTTAGATATTATGCATAATCAACCAGACTTGCCAATAGATTATTTTGTATTAACATTACACGATGGTATGATTACAACTATTGAAAGATTAGATGGTTCAACAGAAACGATAAACGCTAGTCAAGCATATATCGCTGAAACAGAAATAGCTCACATAGTTGGAGTTCCACCAGAACCAGACTCCCAATATAAACTATTTACAGCTTGGAGTGGAAATGTAGATGACTTAGCGTTTGTTAGACCAGATATAAATACACAAAACGCAACATTTGAAGGTCAATATCATAATGTAGAATTAACTGCTAATTTTAGAACGGCTTATCCTAGAAGATTAACACTTACAAATGCTTATATTTCTCCAAATGGAGATGACCACGCAGAATCAGGACCAACTACTGGTATATTCTACGCTGGAGATAATATAATGATTATTGCAAATCGTGCTTCTACTGGTAAAGCGTTCCATCATTGGGAAGGAACACAAGCTGCATTAGAAAATATATCAACTGCAGATTTAGACCCATCAACTGTTTGGTTAAGTATGCCAGATTGTGATGTAAACTTAAACCCATTTTATGTAAACGCAGGACAACATACAGTTAATGTAACAAATGGTTCAGGTTCAGGTTTATATAATTATGGAGATGATGTATATATTTCAGCAGATGTACCAGACCATTATGGATTTGATAACTGGTCAGGTGATACAAGTTATTTGGAAGATATTTATAGTTCTAGTCAAAGTTTTAAAATGAGAGATTATAACATTTCATTTAGAGCTAACTATAGTTATAGATATTCATATAATAATGTTCAAGTAATAAATGGTAAAATTAGAGTTAATGGTGAAGATGTAAATAAGGCAAGTAATTTAATGCAATCATCAAGTTATACATTAGTACCTACACCTCCAGATAATTCACAAGGTATAGATTATTGGTCTGTTGAAGGTTTAGGTGGTATTGGTAGTGATGGTATTGGAAATCAAAATAATACATTTACAGTTGGAGATGGAAACGCAGTAATTACAGGTCATTATGCTCCATTGATTAGTTTGACTATTCAAAATGTAAATAATGCCGATACATCAAATACTGTTCAAGTTGTAAGAAATCATTATTACAGAGTTACAACAAATTCAGTTGTTGGAAATTATAGATTTGTTGGATGGTATGAAGGTTCTACACAATTAAGTACATCTACGACATATACATTTAATGTTGGAACAAGTAATAGAGTTGTTGAGGCTAGATACGAATATTATGAAACTTACACTGTAACATTGATAAATAGAAATAATGGTGGACAAACAACTACATCGCAAGTATTATCTGGTGATTATTGGAGTTCTTCTACCAATGAAGAAGTTGGAGATTATTTATTAGTTGGTTGGAATAAAGATGGTACACAAGTTAGTACATCTACATCATACGGATTTTATGTATCAAGAAATACAACTATTGAAGTAGTATACAGAGCAAAAGAAACATATCATTTAACAGTAAATAATGGTAGTGGTTCTGGTGATTACAAAGAACGTCAAGCTGTATCTATTACTGCAGATAGTGGAGATTTTTCACATTGGACATACTCAAATTTATATAGTATTGGAAGCACTACATCACGTACAACAACAGTTAAATTAGGTAGAGGTAATGGTACAGTTACAGCAAATTATAATTATAGAGCTATAACAGTAATAACCAATAGTGGAACAAATACATATAATATAATTGAAGGTTATTCAAGACAAATCGCAGCTAATCCTGCTCCAAGCGGATATGAATTTGACAGATGGGTAATAGATAGTGGTGATGCTACTTTAGGAAATCCATTATCACAATCTACTTCAGTATATGCACATTCACAAGACTCAACAGTTAGAGCTACATATAAATTGATACCATCATTTAATGTTACTGTTCAAAATGGTTATATTCAAATAAACGGACAATGGGTTACAAGTGGTGTAGTATTAAGAAATAGTCAACCAACTATCCAAATGAAACCTGCGCCTGAGGGATACCAATTCTTACAATGGGAAGTTTTGGTAGGTGATAACAATGACGTGTATCAACCACTAGCAGAAACTACATATTTAAGAAATGTTACTCACGATATAACAGTTAGGGCTACATATTATATACCAGACCCAGAGACAACTTATGAGTTTACCATAAATAGAATTGATGGTACACACGACGTATATCATATTCCAGCTGGTGGTACACAAGAATTTTATTGTACAGAACCTCCAGAAGGTTTAAAATTCTATCGTTGGTTAGGAGATTATCAATATTTAACTGTTGGTACTCCAAGACAGAGATATTATGGTGGAACTTATGAGATACCTCAAGTAGTTCACATGCCTACAAGAAATATAACAATAAGTGAAGATGAATATAAACCATTAGACTGGACTTTGAGATACCATTTATATATGTCTCCAACAAATATAGCTCAATGTTTAATATCAAGAACAGAAGACCCAGATACTCACGAAATCACAGAAGTTTGGGGTACAGATGGAGAATATGAAGAAGGTACTGAAGTAGAAATTAAAGTTAATTATGTACCAGAAGAAAGCTATTTTAGTGAATGGGTAGGAGATACAGATGCAGAAACAGCGTTAGTTACTAATGTTATAAAACCAATATCTAGTATAGTTATGGCCGATTTTGATGTACATTTAACAGCACGAACTCAATTAAAACAAACATATACATTCACGGTAAATAATGGCGGAGTATCTGGTCAATACTATAAAGATAAAAAAGTTAGCGTATTCTTTATACCACCTGTAGTAAATGGAGAACGATATACATTTACTAGATGGACTGGTGATGTAGCTTATATATCATTATTTGATGGTGGTGTATTTGACGTATTAAATCCTGGTACAAGTGAATATCCACAAGAAGTTAGAATGCCAGAAAGAGCAATTACGTTAACAGCTAATTATACAACATCATATAAATTAACAGTAAATAGTGGTGTAATTGTTGAAGGCGGAGAATATTTCGCACCAAATACAACACTTCATATCACAGCCAATACAATTCAAGGAAAGAACTTCGTAAAATGGGTAGGAGATACGTCTGGCATTGGAAGTATTTATGACCCAACTACAACAATAACTACTACAAACTCTCCAAAAACATTGACAGCTACTTATGCAAATGAAACAGATAGAAATAACGTCGGTTATGGGTTGATTAGTTTTAAAGCTAGTGATATAATAAATATAACAGATATAACTATAATATCTGGAACTATTGGTATAGGTTTTATCATAACTGATAGTTTAGGTCATCTATACGTTGTAACAGATGTAAATCAGGCAACTGTTAGAGTTAGTAGAATGACCAAAATTCAAAAAGGAGGCGATGTATATGAGTAATAATATTGGAGTGCTTAGTTCACCAACTAAATTTCCAAGAGTTATTGGAGAAACTCTAAATATTACGGACCCTTCTGTATTAAATGCTGTTTCAGGTGAAGTAGACTTAGGTTTTATGGCTTTTGATACCGATGGCACGATGGGCGTATGCACTGCTTTTTCGAGAGACGATAACGATAATCCAATATATACATTTAGAACTACTTCACTAAATACAGAAATTGATGTACAGAATATTCTGTCACAAGAGTATTAGTGAAAGGAGGAATAATACATTGGAAAATGGAAACCCTTATGTTATGGCATTGATAGCACAGATTGGTTTAATCGTTACTCCATTATTCACTCTAATTGGAATTATAATCCAAGTTAGAGCTAACACCAAAAGAAACAAAAGTGATGATTTAGTTAAGTCAATAGATAGTAAATTGGACAATATGAAACAAGAAAGTGAAAAAGCCGATAGAGAATTAAAATGTTTTATGGAAGAACATCATTTAAGATATTACAAAGACCAATTAGTTAGTATGCTTAGCCGTATAGAAAATGGGTATGTACCAACTGTGGAAGAAAAACATATTCTCCACGAACAGAAGGCAAAGTATAATGAATTAGGCCGGGGATAGTTATGTTGATGAAATGTGGGACAAGTTGATTAAAAAAGACTTGATTTAAAATATAAATCTCCAAAGTCTTACGGGGATAGACTTTGAGAAACACGAGAGACCAGGTTTATCCTGGTTCTCTCTATTTTTTTCATAATGAAATTATATTAAAAGATTTTTAAAATCTCCCAGAATTGAACCTAGTAATTAAGATTTTTCATAAATTCAACCTTTTTTCTACCATTTTGAAATATAGTCCATTTTTAATCCAATTTGTTTACTTTTTATTAAAAATATGATATATAATGAATATATAAAAATTTTTTGAAAAGAAATGAGGTGAAAATATGATAGCTAGAGTAGAAATTGAAGGACTAGACCGTACAGGTAAAGATACATTAGTAAGTTATGTTGATTATATGTCTGGTCGTATGATACCAGTTAGTAGTAGAGGCCTTATGAGTACAATTGCGTATGCAGAAGTATTCAATAGATTTATGAGTACAGAATTTACAAATAAATTATTGGAGGCTAACAAAGACACATTAGTTGTGTATCTAACTTGTGATAGAAAAGATTTGGAATTAAGACATAAAATATCACATCACGAGCCAATTGATTTTAATAAACACGAAAAAGCATTTACTTATGCAAAACGTATGATATTAGGTAGTGATATATTATTTTATGAATTTAATACAACCGAACAAACACCATATCAAATCGCAGAAATGATATGTACTATTATAAAGGAGGAGAATAACAGATGATTTTATTCTTATTATTTATGAAAATATTAAATGTAATATCTTGGAGAGCTTTTATAGTATTAGAAATATTTGAGATATTATGTATATTGTATAGGGGTTGGGAGAAAAATGAAAACTGAATTATATGACTACCAAAAGAAAATCCGCGATGATGTTATAAATAGTGGAGATTTTGGTGTTGGTTTATTTATGAAGATGGGTACTGGTAAAACAGTAACATCTCTTTCCATTTTTGAATATTTATGGGAGCAAAATAAATGTGATAAATTATTAGTGGTATGTTTAAAATGTAAAATAGAAGATTGGAAAAATGATATTGAAAAAGAATTTGCCTACGTGCCAAAATATGAGGTAATAAATTTTGAAAGTATTTGGAGACCAAAAAGAGCTGAATATTATAAAAATTTTGTAGATAATAAAACAATGATAATTGTAGATGAAAGTCAAAAAATGAAAGGTATAAATACAAAAATTTCAAAATTTTTATTAGAATTAAAAGAGAACACAAAATATAAACTAATTTTAACTGGTACACCACAATCAAAGCAATACATTGATTACTATCCGCAAATGAAATTTATAGACGCAAAAGATTATGATATTCCGTATAAACAATGGGATAGAACTTATGTTAGAAAGAAATTGGTAGCTGAATATGGTCCTTGGCATTATGAAATTGAAGGTTATAACTATGAAGATGTGTTATTAAAAGGAATAACAGATAAGGCACAATATCACGAATATACAAGTGTTTATAAAAAACCAATAGAAATCTATCAAGATATAGAACATAGTAAAGAGGCTATTAAATTCCAAAAGAAAAGAGTATGGCCAGAAGTCACACAAGAACAATTGGAAACAGGTGATGTACCAGATAATTTAGTTATGGCAGATACACAATTTGCGTTAAGGAATTATTTAAGACAAAGTTTATCAGGCTTTATTGGAGAATATGATATTGCTAGTCCAAAAGAAGAATGGTTAAAAGAGTTTTTAGATATTACACAAGATAGAGTTGTAATATTTACAAATTATATAAAAGAAATTGAAAAAGTTGAGGCTATATGTAAAAAATGTGGAAAACCAATAAGTTGGTATTATGGAGCGAAGAAAGACTTAACAAATTTCAAAAACAAAGAAAATGGAGTAGCAATAGTAAATTATCAAAGTGGTGCAGTTGGAATAAATGATTTATGTATTGCAAACATTGGAGTATTTTATTCTCCACCAGATGGAGATTATATTTTGTTTAGTCAAGCAAAAGCGAGATTAGATAGAATTGGTCAAACAAGACAACCTGTGTTTTACTATTTACAAACACGTGGAAGCATTGAAAAACCAATTTATGATAGTTTTAAAGAAGGCAAAGACTTTGATGATAAGTGCTTTAATTTATGGCTAAACAATCAATAAAAGTGAACATTTATTAACAAAATGGTTGAAAATGTTTCAAATTTAATATATAATATATTTGAAATTGAAAGAATAAAATTATTCAATAGACGCGTAGTAAAATAAGTTCTATTGATACTTTCATTAGTTTTAACTTTCAAATTCAATCATTTTGTAAGGAGGTACGCCCCATATAGATTAGAGTACCTCCTTAAATCATATAATAGAAAGGAGTGTTTAGTGTGAACGAACAATTAAGAAAAGCGTTAAATACTATTATTGATATACAAGATGCTTCAGGTTTAAATCGTAAAAAAGAACTTTTAAGTTGGCAAAAAGATAATGAAACCTTGAAAGACATCCTTTATTTTGTATTTAATCCATACATTAGAACAGGTATTGGTTGGACAAAATTAAAGAAAATCAAAAACCCAGAGTATATCAATATAGAGCCTGGACATACAATTCAAGGGATGTTTACATATCTATTACATAATAACACTGGTAGAGATAAAAACATTATGTATGTTTGGAATTATATTGACGCTATGACAAAAGGAGAAATCCAAAAAGAAAGATTTGCAGAAATACTAGGTTCCATTTTTACAAAAAATCTAAAATTGGGAATTAGTACAACATCAATTCACACAGTTTGGCCAGATTTAATTCCAGGTTTTGGAGTTCAATTAGCTTGTAAATGGCAAGACCATTTTGATTATTTGGAAGGAAAGGAAATATTTATAACTGAAAAGTTAGATGGTAATAGATGTTTTGCAAATGTAAAAGACCATAAATGTACATTCTATTCTAGGTCTGGCAGAGAAATTAGTGGATTAGAACAAGTTGAAGATGAGTTATCAAGACTTATAGATGGATGGTATGATGGAGAGTTACTAGGTAAAGACTTCCAAGAAACACAAAGTACATTAAGAACTAAGGGTAGTAAAACTGAAGTTGTATTTAATATATTTGACTACGTAACAGATAAAGAAGTACAAGAACAACAAGGAATATATAATTATTTAGCTAGAAGAAATGAACTAGAACGTATTTTTAAAGGTATTGAAAAATTCCAATATGTAAAATTAGTTCCTTTAATTGGTAGAGGCAAATTTGATAAAGAATGGGTAAGAGAACTATTAACAGAATATACATCAAATGGTAGTGAAGGTTTAATGATAAACTTAAATTCTCCATACCAATTTGGAAGAACGATAGAACTATTAAAAGTTAAAAATATGTACACATTAGATTTAAGAATTACAGGTATGCGTGAAGGTTCAGGAGAATTTGCAGATACTTGTGGAGCTTTAATAGTTGATTATAAAGGTTATGAAGTTGGAGTAGGTTCAGGTATATCAAAAGAAGAACGTATTGAATTTTGGAATAACCAAGAAAAATATATTGGTAGAGTTATTGAAGTTCAAGCGTTTGAAGAAACAACCGACCAAAACGGAAATCTATCACTTCGCTTTCCAGTGTACAAATGTTTGAGAGATATTGATAAGGAGGTATCTTATGAATAATGGAACTACAGGTAAAACTATGTTCTATCAAACGAGAGGATTTAATTATGGATGGATTTGTCCAATATGTGGCCGAGTATATAGTCCTACTCAACCAGAATGTTATAACTGCAATAAAA